GGGGGGGGGGATACCAGCAAAGAGGGATGCTGGTTTATATAGGTGTTCTAAACCAGATTATATATTTTTAAAAATTGACCACCTTTTTTAGAAAAATAAACTTACTTCTATAAATTTTAATTTTCAGTAACCTTAAAAAAAAATAAAATTGAACCATATATATTTATTGTTTTCTTTGGTTCAATTTAGTATATTGTATGTGCCGCTGATGGCAGTTGGTTTTCATGAATAAATTTCCTTATATATAACCCCTCTCCACTTTGGAAGAGGGGGTTTTTTTATCATCATTATCGGAGACCGACAGAAAATATGTTTATTTTCATGTCCCCGTTAGGGGACAGGTACTTAGGATAAATCTGGTATAAATAGGGTATAGATTGTGTTTTCTGAAAAGTTGTATTATCCTCTGGTTTCATAATATTGGTATAAGGGGTTAATATGGCTAAATTTAATTTTAAGAAACAAGATGTATCTCTTGTAGATAAAGAGCAACAAAAGGCTGATAGAGCGTTAGCTAGAGGGGACTTTCCTAAAGAAGTAGATGTAGACTTTGATAAGAAAGTGAGTCTAGCTATATTGGATGAACCAGAACCAGAGTTATTATCTGTAGAAGGGTTACAGAAAATTTATCCTAGAAAGGTGAATAGAGAGACTCTGGAAGAATGTGTGAAAATGATGAATGAGTCTATTGTAGGAATGGACTCTGTAATGAGGGAACATTATAGGGATAATCTAGTAGGGGTTATTGATGTTATTAAGGAAGGGGAACGGATAAAGTTTGCTGATTATGTGAAAGCGGTGAAGTTCTGTTCTTATAAGATGGCAGGATACACGGATACTAGAGCGTATAGTCTGACCTTTCCTGAGCGTATAGAAAGGATGGCTAGAGAAGGGATTTCTAATGCTAACTTGTATGTATATGCGAATAGTTATGCGAAGAATAAAGTAGTAGTAGAGATTATGGCTAAGCTCATGGTCCCTACACATATTATGTATCAAGACTATTTTCATATGGCTGTAAAGACTCAAGTAGAGATTATGACTGATGAGAAGGTGAGCCCTAAAGTAAGAAGTGATGCTGCAAATAGTTTAATGACACATTTGAAACAACCAGAAATTAAACAAGCTGAATTGAAGATTTCTACAGAAGACAATGGTGCTATCGGACAATTAGCAGATGCATTGACTAACTTATCTGGAAAACAGAGAGAGTTATTGTCTAGTGGAGCAATGCGTCTAAAAGAAGTAAGTGAAGCGGTGATTATTGAGGTGGATAATGGATAAGACTATTGCTGCAAAGACAGTAGAGGAATATCTAAGAGAAGTAGACTATGAAGAATGGGAAAAGAGTTATGTCCCTACTGAGTTTGCTTTAAAGTATATGAACTTCGTTAAGATGGTGAATGCCGGTAAAGAAGATATTCAGACTTCCCCTTTGTTTCACTATCGTATGGTTGAATCTCTTGGTTCAAGTAATATGAGAATTGCTAATCTGTGTTTACGGGGTGCTGGTAAGACTGTAGTGATGGGTGAAATGCTTGTACTATATCTGGCTCTGTTTAATGAGCTTCCTCATTTAGGGAAGTGTAATGTTATTATTTATGTAGCAGATAGTATGGAGAATGGTGCTAAATCTCTTCGTACTAACGTAGAAGCGAGATATAACCACTCTGAATTTTTACAACAATACATTCCTGAAGCTAAGTTTACAGATAGTGAATTAGTGTTTAAAAACATTGAAGGAAAAGAAACCTATGTAAAATTGTTTGGTGCAAGTTCAGGTGTGCGTGGTTTTAAACGTAATGGTGACCGTCCTGTATTAGCTATTCTGGATGACTTGATTTCAGATGAAATGGCTAACTCTAAAGTGCAGCTTGAAAAAGTATATGACTTGATATATAAAGCTGTGGATAATGCGATGAACCCGAAAAGAAATAAGATTATCTTTTCTGGTACTCCGTTTAATAAAGCAGACCCATTGTATCAAGCAATTGAATCCGGTGCATGGGAAGCAAACGTATATCCGATGTGTACGAAGTTTCCTTGTGCTAGAAATGAGTTTAATGGAGCTTGGAAAGAACGTTTCTCTTATGATGAAATGATGGATAAGTTCCAGAAAGCAGTAAAACTCGGAAGAGTGAAAGCATTTAACCAAGAGTTGATGCTGCGTATTGCGAGTGATGAGGATAGGGTTATTCTTGATGAAGATATTTCTTGGTTCAAGAGAAAAGAGATTCTAGAGAATAAACGTAGATATAACTGGTATATCACTACCGACTTTGCTACTTCTACTCATAGAAAAGCTGACTATACTGTAATAGGTGTATGGGCTGTAGATAATAAACAGAATAGGTATCTTGTAGATGGTGCATTAGGAAGATTTCTAATGAACGATACGTTTAATAAGATATTCGATTTTGTTTCTAAATATAATCCTATGTCAGTAGGGATAGAAGTAACAGGACAACAAGGTGGCTTTGTTCCTTTGATTAAAGATGAAATGCTTAGACGTAATATTTGGTTTACGATTGCAAAAGGAAGAGAGAGTACGAAAGAAGGTATTGCTGTTCGTACAAATAAAATGGATAGATTCCGCTTGACAGAACCAGTATTTAAGCAAAAGAAATTCTTCTTGCCAGAAGAAATGAAAGATAGTATCTTAATACAAGAACTGCTCGAAGAATTGTCTACTGTAACTATTGATGGTATTAAATCTGTACATGATGATGCTATTGATATGGTATCACAGTTAGACCAGATGGTTATTGTATATCCATCAGAGCAACAAGCTAATCTTGGTAAAGGAACTTCACAAGAAATGGACGATATCGACCCATTCTTCAATGAAACCAATACAGGTAGTGATTTAAGATTAAATGATTATTTGGTATAAGTTTTATGGTGAAGTTAAAAGATTTCTTACAATCTATTGCATTAGGTGAATTACAAAGTTCACCTCTTGTTCCAATCGGTGCTTGGGAATTAAATCCCGATAGAGTGCCGCAAGTTATTCAAGCTTTAAATCAAGGGCTTGAATACTTCTATTCAAATTTTCCTCTAAAGCAAAATGAAGTGATAATTCAGTTAAGGGATGGTACTACTCGGTATTACCTTGATGACTACTATTCGATTAGAAATGGTGGTTACATTATGGATACTGTAGAGAAACCTTTCCAGAATGATGTCCTTCATATTTTGTCGGTACACTCTACACAAGGTAGAGAATACGCTATCAATGATGATTATGGTTCGTTCAGTATCCACACTCCAGAATACAACTGTGTTCAAGTCAATGGCAGAACGCCAGAAAATTACTTAGTGATTAAGTATCAGGCAAAACATCCAGAAATTCCACTAACAGAACCAATGAGTAGTGAGTATCCTATATCCATTCCATCTTCATACAGGACTGCTCTACAAACTTATGTTGCATGTTTGGTGTTACAGAATATGGGTGGTGAGCATTTACAGGAAAGCAATGCTCTATTTGCTAAGTTTAAAACACTTACAGAAGAGCTTAAATTACAAGGTATTGGTACTGTAACAACAGTAGGTACTAATATCAGACCTATGTTAAGAGGGTGGCTATAATGTTACATAGATATCCGCCTATGCACAATCTTAATGAACCCAACCAATTAGTTTCACATCAGTTCACACCTGATGCTTTTTCTATGGTTCAGCAAGTGTATTTTCATTTAGGTACTTTAAAGCATATTGCAGAAAATCTTCATACTGTTGATACAGTAGGTAGAGAGATGTATAAGCTTGATGGTCTTAGCCAATATCTTGGTGATATTGTAAGAGTATCTGATGCTTTAAATGCTATCGTATCTATTCAAAAAAACTTGCCGGTAATCTCTGAATTAGCACCTCGTATTGAACATTTCGTGTGTCAGCTTGACGACATCCAAGAAAAAATTAATCGTCATGAAGTTTCTTTTAAAGAAGCAATGGCGACAATTAACTGTAATGTTAAGCTACTCGAAGATATGTATATTCAATATGAATGTGGTTTAACCAAACTTATTGAAGAATACAAAGCAAGTCTTTGCGAAGATTACACGAAATATAAAAATGACTTGGTTGAATATAGCGAAAGTATGCGTAAACAGCATGCTGCATTCACTCATGGTATGAGAGTACTAAAAGATGCATTAGAAGTACAAGATGCTAATAAGTTACTTTTAGAACATCTTAAAGCAAGTGATGCAGTGACTGATGCTCTATTTCTTGGTTCAGAAGAAGCTAGTGCTAAGGCACTAAAACAGATTAAAGAATCTGAAAAATGGGGTAATAATGAAGACGTTAATAGACAACGTTTGAATTATAAACTTCCTAAGAATAATGTTCTTAACGTTATGAAAGATAACAAAGAACGTTTGCTTAAAGAAGGAGCTGCCTAATGTTAAAACGTATTTTAGGTGAATTTCCTATTTTTGCTAAGTTTGCAAAACTAGGTAAACGCACTAACGTAAAAGGTGAGTATCTTCCTTCTGAGTCTCAGAATGCATTTGCATTGTCAGACACTGTAGCATATGAGACAGGAACAAAAGAAGTTACCCCTGAATTATTTAACGGTGCATTAAACTTTGTAACAAGTAATATGAGTTATTTGTTTCATCGTGGTGTACCAGAATTTTCATTAAATGTTGCTTATTCTAAAGGTTCTATTGTGACGTATGAAGGTGCATTGTATGTATCTCTTACTGATGAAAATGTTAAACACGTTTCACAAACTTCTCATTGGGGAAGATTTGTCATTGAACCAAATGCATCACATCATAATGATTATCCGAATGGTAAACCTAAAAATACCAATCCTGTAGGTACAATTCTTACTATTCCAGTAAATACTCAACTAGACGGGTATATGGACTATGTAGAAGGTGCTGAGTTTAATCGAGTAATCTATCCAGAGCTATTTAGAGTTCTTGGTTCAAATAGATTTGGTACAAGCTCTAACACTAATAAAGAATTACCTATTGGTTCATTGGTTCATATTCTTTCTACTGAAGACATTCCTGATGGATGGGTAGAATGGAATAGATATAGTTCTTTAGCCGGTTATCCAGAATTGCATCAAGCTTTATCAAGAATGGTAGAACGCTTACCTATTGGTCCTGTAAGACAGGCATGGACAGAAGCGTTAAAACAATACCGTTTCCCAGAGTTTAGTGCGAGTGGATTCCATCTAGGCATGAAAGGAACTGTAGGTGATTTCATTAATGATGCTTCTACTGCTGTTAACTTATTAAGTTATCCAGTAGTTGTAGATAATAGCAACACGTTAAATCCTCTTGGAGTTTCAAGATGTGCTGTAGACCAACACAAAGAAGTTGTGGGTGCAACCGTATCAGAAAAGTCGTATACGTCCTCAGTTGCCAGCCCACTCGTGATTGTTGCACACCGTGCAGAACAACACAAAGATGTGGATGCCAAAATGGTTGTAGTATCCGAAGCTGTAGCAGAGACTGTTCCGAAGACTCTCTCTACTCGTTTAATCGTAAAAGCTACAAACCAACGTCCATCAAGTATTTCAAGTACTCATAAACAGGTGATTAAATATGCAAATCAATAGACCTAATACTGTTAAAGTGTTTGGAGTAAACGCAATGCAAGGCGATTATTTGCCTGTTAAATTTGGTACTAATGTAGTAGTAGCCAAAGAAGACTATGCTAATATTGCGAATAAAAACTTTGAATACGGTTTAGAATCACTTGAAGGTGATTTACAGTTAAAAGACTTAAACACTGTTTTTTTCTATCAAGGTGCTTTATTGAAATACCTATTCCAAAAAGGTATTCCAGAATTTAGTACTTATGAAAATTATGAAACAGGTGCAGTAGTTCAACATGGTGGTAATGTATGGATTGCTACTAAAGATGTTAAAGCATCTACTCATGAAAAAGTAGTTGACCCATGTGACCCATGTGGTTGTAAAACTGAATGTGAAAATCCGGTATATCCTTCTAAAGAAGCTGGCTGGTGTAAGTTTATTACTTCATGTGAATATGATGCAAAAATCAAAGAACTAGAAGCTAAAGATAAAGCATTAGAAAAAGCTATCAATGACCTCAAAGGTGTCGAAGGTTTCTCTGTAGTACCTAATGCAAAAACAGGTGCATTTGAATTACAGTTAAATTTATCTGATGGTTCTACTATTGCTATCCCTATGACTAAGTTTGGTCATATTACTCAAGAAGCTGATGGTTCTTTAACTATTGTTAATGCTGATACTTCTAAAATTGTATTACCTAAATTTGTAGCAGAAAAAGATTTAGACCAAGCAAAAGGTTTTGTCTTTAATTCTACTTCAGGTAAATGGGAAGTAGATTTAGCAGATTTAGTAAAAGCTGGTTCTGGTTTACAAGTAGACCGTGATGGAAACATTTCTGTTAAACCTGTAGATTTTGTAGATGGCGAAACTCTTCGAGTAAACCCTACTTCAGGCAAAGTAGAAATTGACCCACGTTATACCAGTAACCAACTTGCTGCAGCAAATGGTTATACAGATTCTAAACTTAGAGAATTGGAAACTAATGGTGCACGTGTACATGTTACAAGTCCTATCAACGGTAATGGTAAGAAAGATTCTCCATTAGGTTTAAACTTAACAGAAGACTTTGTAGTAGATGCTAATGGTAAGCTTGCATTAAATGCAGTAGCTCCACAAAACTTAGGTAATACTTCAATTCGTGATGTTAAATACAAACTAGGTTTCCATACATTTACTGGTTTAGTAAATACCGATGTTCGTGAAGGTTCATTAGGTATGCCTACAAACTTTGAAGGTGCTGAACATGAATTACCAATGGCAAATTCATGGGAAGAGTATACAACTCGTCAAGCGTATAACTTCAACGGTTATTATATTGCTTCTGGTTCTGAGCTTAATATTTGGGTAGCTAATGGTGACTCAATGTGGTCTATTTCCAATGACTACGGTATTAATCCAGATGGTACACTGAAAAACCCAACTGCATGGGGTAAATGGCAAAAAATTGATAATGCCGGTGCTGTTACTAACGAAATGATTAAGAAAATGCAAGAGCAAATTAATGCATTAGGTGCATCAACTACTGCTCAAGATTCTGAAATCAATGCGTTAAAAGGTAAAGTAAAAGCATTAGAAGACAAGAATAATGAAACTTGTAAAATCCCTTGCAAAAACGTAAATACAAACTATACCGTTGTAGATACTGATAACACTATTATCACTACAAATAGTTCACCTATTACTATTACATTCCCTAACAATATTCCTTTAGGAAGAATGTTTACGATTATTCAAGCTAATACAGGTAGGGTAACTCTTGCTAATGGTGGTAATACTGCATTAATCAAACCACGTAATGGTAGTTTAGTATTAGGCGGTCAAGATGCAGCAGTAAGTGTATTATACGAAATTAACGGTATTGTCCGTGTATTTGGTGATACTGTTCCTGCATAGGGGGATAATAGGGGGATATATGAATTGTAATGTAGGATGCGGATGCAGTTATATTATTAGGCTCTTTAAGAGTTTCAAGAAAAAACCTGCACCACCGCCAGAACCACCTAAACCAGTGACTCCGGTTGTACCTACTCCGACACCTCAGCCTACTCCACAACCTGTTCCTCAACCTCAACCTGAGAAAGACAGAAATGTAGTGAGTATCTATGTAGATAGAGTTGATGCAGATGGGTGTAACTATGACTATAGCGGAAATGGTGATAACGAAAATGGCGGTGGAGAAAACTATCTAAACTCTGCAAATGTATGGGTAAATTATCGTACAATTAATGCTGCTGGAGAAACTATTGAGTCTAAACGTGAGAGAAAACGCTTACGTGGTGACCCTAGAATGCCTGTAGATGCTAATTGTGGTAAAGCTGTAGAAGCAACTCTTAGAAAATTTATGCCAAATAAATCTATGACGGTTGATACTTTTAATCGTACGTTTAACTAAATTTTTTAAGGAAAATATATGCAATGCAATGTAAATTGTGGATGTAGTTACTTAATAGGAGTATTTAAAGGTACTAAGAAAAAAGTAGTACCGCCACCTCCACCACCTGCTCCAGTAGTACCAGTAGCACCAACACCTGCAAGACAACCTGATAGAATTGAATGGGTTACTAAACGATACAATGTTCCTTGTGCGGAAGTAACTTATGAAGTTAAAAAGGTTAATGGTGTTGAAACAGGTGAAATGCGAAACACTAAAAATATTACTTCAGATACCTATACAGCAAGGGAAAACAAAAAACCTAGGTACTATGGGGATAAATGGGATAGGGTTAAAGTTACTACTTTTAGACGCTGGTATGTAAATGGTACTCAAGTGTGCGTAGAAAAAGTAAGTGAAACTACTGAGTTTGAAAACTATAGACCATATCATTCAGAGCACAATGCAAATGACCCAGATAAATCAAACAACTCTTAATAGATTGAAAGATTATCTGGAAACATACGATGTTGTGTATGTAGGTCTTGTAGGTTCTAGATTCTGGAAAACAGAAGTAGAAACTTCAGATTGGGATTTTGTAGCAATAGTTCATAGTGATACTGATTTATTTAGTAGCATTAAAGAAGATGGTTTAAACATACATTTTTGGGGTTATGATAATATTAAGAATGCTCTTAGTGTAAGTAATCCTTTAGCATGGGAATGGACTAACTATTCGTTCCCTGTGTATGGTGAAAGACCTAATATGAACTTCTTAGTAGATAAGGATAGACTGGTTCAGAGAATTAAAGAGAATACCTCTAAAGAATTTGATGGACAGCAACTATCTTATAAACAATCTAACTGGAAGAAACGTTACGAATATTTTGTGAAATTATTAGAAGGTAATTATGCAATTTTTAAAATTTAAAGATTATGTACGTTCATGGAGTACTTGGGTATTAGCAGGTGTTGCTGTTACTCCTGTACTTGATGCAAATGTACAAGCGGTAGCTGACTTACTACCTGAGAACTGGAAACCTTACTTTGTTACAGCTCTTGGTGTTGTTGGTTTAGTTGTACGTGTAATTAAACAAAAGTAAGGAGAACCTATGTCTTGTTGTGTTCCTTGCAGAACTGAAACTGTTTACGAAAACCGTAAACAGGAAAAGAAAGAAGTGGAAGAATGTAAAAAACGTTTGGAAGCTACTGAAGAAGAGCTTAAGAAAGCTCAGGCTGAAGCTCAAGCAGCAAAAGATAAGTTAGATGAACTGAATGCTAAATCTCATTGCTGTCCTACTGTAGATATTGAATCTATTAGTAAAGTAGGTAATGAAGCTTTAGTGACATTTAGTGATGGTACTTATATGACAGTACCACTTGAGTTTACTCATGGTTTGGATGCAGAAAAACCTCTTAGTATTATGGCTAAATTATCTAAACGTATTGACGATTTAGATGATGCAGTTAAAGGTTTATCGGATAAACTAGATGCTCAATCAAAACTGTTTGTTAAACTAACTGATTTAGTTAAAATTAACAGTTGTGGTGAAGAAGCTCCATTCTTAGGTGTAGATGTTAAAGTTGCAAAAGAGGTAGCTGATGAAAACAGTTAATCTAAATATTAATGGTTGTTTACCTCAAGTACGTGATGGTCGTGATGGTGTAGATGGTAAATCTGCTTACCAACAATGGTTAGACTTAGGTAACAAAGGTACAGAAGCTGATTTCATTGAATCCCTTAAAGGTGCTGACGGTATTATCGGTAAAGATGGTGCTGAAGGTCCTAAAGGGGAAAAAGGTGATAAAGGCGACAAAGGTGATACCGGTGAGCAAGGTCCTATTGGTCCACAAGGTTTACAAGGTGAAGTAGGTCCTCAAGGTCCTCAAGGTGTTGAAGGTCCAAAAGGTGAACGTGGTGATATGGGTATCCGTGGACCTCAAGGTGAGAAAGGCGATTCTTTATTCGAAGATGCTAAACTCGAAGAAGGTAAACTTATTATCACTAAACCAGATGGTTCTAAATTAGAAGTGCCTGTTCCTACATGTCCTGATACTCTACTTGTTGATGCGTTTGATAAAGTTGAAGTCGGATACATTCACAGTGCAACTTGTGACAAGTCTTCGCTAGAGGAAGACCCTAAACCAAAAGAACTTCCTATGGTTTATGTCGGCTATCACTTGAAAAATGGAGAAGTTGGCACTGTGTATGGCGATACCACTGGCGATCCTATCTATGCTGGAGCAACTATCAAGTTCGAGCTTAGTGGTGGTGATACCGAGTTTGTTAATAGTGGTATAGACGCGCCAATTACCGTTAGAATCACTAGTACAAACACGTTTAACGGTACAGACGTAGTAGCGTTTGAAAGCGTGTATGAAGGAACTATACCAGCGGGTGAGAAATCTGTAATTACTGGTACATATAAAACCTACACATCCGATGAAATATTTGCCATCGCAGAAGCTAAAGGTGTATCTTCGTTTAGCTCAATAGCTTCAGTGAGTAAACTAGAAGTTTTAAGTTATGCTGGTAAGTATACGATTAATCCTGCTGCTATAACAAACGGATATCGCTCTATTGACCATCTATAAGGAAGAATTAAATGAAGAAAAAACGTGTAGTAATCCCTGCAAATATGGGACGCGGTATCAAAGCAAATACCGAAAAATCACAGTATGAAGTTGATTTAACCGATTATGTCGATGGAAGTACTGTAACTTATACTGGCGGTAAACTTGGTGTGAATGTACCAACATCTATTACATCTGTAAGTACAGCAGGTGCTATTGAAGGTGATGGTTCAGTTACTAACCCAGTGAAGCTAAATTTTAATGATAGTATTGTAAAAGGTACTGATGGTAAATATGGTGTAGCAGTTACTGGTTTAACTTGTGCATCTATTGATGATTTACCTGAAAAACCTTGGAAAAAGGGTACAACTATTCTTGCTAAACAAGATGGTGCATGTGTACGTTTAGCAGCATTAGATTCTATCTTTCAAGAAATTGGTGTAGGTATTACTGCTGATAAAACTAACTCATTCATTAATGAAGAATACAATGTTGTTGTAACTGTATCTAATACCGGTGAAAGTACTAACGAATTAACAAACTTAAATATTGTAGGTCCAGAGATTACTACGAACTATACAGTTAAAAATGTTAAAGTTGGTAACTCTGGTGCAGATGAAGTTGAACGAGTAGATGACTTTACTTATAACATTAAAGGTCTTCGTAAAGGTGGGTATGTAACTGTTAAGTTTACTGTAGTACCTAATACTTTAGGTACATATCAGTTTACTGCTGCAGTGAATCCTAATTCTGCATTAGACAAGGATTTAGGTAACAATAGTGCGACAGTTATTTTAAGTGCTAGTACTAAGTCTGACCCTACATTCGTACCTAGCGTAGATTGTCCTCTCATTGAAGCTGTGGATGTTAAAACAAATAATCAGTTTGTTGCACTACCTTTAGTTAATTTCGGTAAAGAGTATAAAGTTCCTTCTGTTGGTACATATTATTTAGGGTATTCAAATGTTTTATCTGATAGAACAACATTACAAGGAATGGCTATTAAATTTAATACTGAATGTACTATTTTAGCTCGAAGATACGATGCTAATAATGCTGACCACCAAAATAGAAACAATAATGTTGTTATCGGGGATAATGGGGATATTTTCTTTAGTGGAAGTGATGATATAACCCCAGAAAAAGGAAATCAGGGTCTTATACACGAAAATATGAGTCCAGACAGTACAGAACCAGTTAAACCTCGTAACGTATTTGATGTTGATGTAGCTACATCAGACAATAAAACGTTTACTATTAATAGTAGTGCTACAGCTTTATTTATTGCTGTACGCCCTCGTGGTAAAAATTGTAGATGGCAATTTTTTAGTTTTGTTGCAAAACATTCTAACCCAACTCGTAAAGAAATTTCGGTTACAAATGAAAGAAACTTAACATATACTCATCAGTTATTGCATGAATTTTCTGATAGTGACCATGCCAAGTCTACAGATATTGTATCTGGAAAAATTATTAAATTAACCTCATCTAATAATGGAGTGATAAGAAAAACAATAGTAACTGTTCAAGCTGGTAATGAAGCTTCAGCAGATATTACTGTGCCTGCCGGATTAAGTGTAGTAAGCACAAGTGGACTTGTTACAATTAGTTCAACTAGAATTGCTGTATCAGCAGATGCTAAATCTACAGATAGCATTCGTTCTACATATTTAGATGTAATTATAGAGGAATAATTATGGCATATACTCAATCAAGTTGTGGATGTACTAAGTCAGAAGAAAATGGTAACCGTTGCTCTTTACGCAAAATTAAAAGTATTGCGAAATCAGGTGACTACGTTATCATTACTTTTGATGACTGTACATTTTTAAAAGCTAGTTTCAATGTAGTGGATGATACTTTTGGAGGTACTACTTTACCTAAACTTCCAGAAACAGATGCTGAATTGAAAAAAGAAGTTGATAGCTTAAAAACCAAAGTTGAAGAACTTGGTTCAAAAGAGGACAAGGATACAATCTTTGACCCAACAGAATTAGTAGAACGTACCTCTAAAGTAGAAGCTCGTGTGAAAGCTTTAGAAGATACACCTACTAGTGACAAAGTGGATGTTACTGCATTCGTTCGTAAAGACGAATTAGTAGATGTACAGGACTTTGAAGGTAACACTTCATTCCGTGCAATCCCTGCTGAACAGCCTACTCCACGTAGACCAGAAGCAGCATAACCCAGTAGCCCATTAGGGCTACTTAACTTAATTTAAAATAGGAAAAAACAAATGGCAGTTATTCAATTAATGCATAAAAATGAAGTTGGTAAAACAACTGAAGTAGTAGACGGTAACGTTGAAGTTAAGATTAACAACGAAGGTAACGTTAAATTTGAACGTACTGAAACTGGTTTAAAAGGTGAAGTTGCTTTACCTGAAGCTAAAGTTGCAGTTACTAAAGTAGAAATCGTTGATGGTAAAGTTAAAGTTACTAAATCAGATGAAACTACCGAAGAATTACCATTACCAGTTCAAGCTATTGATGTGAAGTTACAAGGTGCTGAATTAACCGAAGATAACAAATTAAAATTAACGTTATCTAACGGTGACATCTTAGAAGCAGACCTAGCTAAGTTTATAGATGCACCAAAAGCAGCTGCAGATTACTGGACTGAAATCAAAGCATTACCAGACTTCAAAGCTACTTTTATTGAATTACTTAAATCACCTGAAGCTAAAGCAGCATTACTTGAAATGCTTAAAGGTGACGAAGTACAAAATCTTAGCGGTGAGACTAAAGGCTACTTACTTGCTAAATAATCTAATATGGGGGAGCAATCCCCCTTTGGAGTATAAATGAAAGTAGTACAAGACCTAGACTTACATGATGAAGATTTTATTGTTGAGAATAATAAAGTACGTACTCGTAAAGTAGTTAAATCTTACAAGTTAGACTTTGCAGTAGGTAAAGATATCGTTACAACAAATAACCCTGTGGACTACGACAAGCAGGAACGCAGACAGCTTACTGTTATGGACGGTATGGGAAAAATCCATATAGACATTAAAATGGTTAAGACTATTGGTCCTCGTCAAATGTTACTTAAATTACCCCCTGACGCACCTAAGAACTTAGAGTTGATTGAAACTCAACTATGGGATGGTACTTCGGTGTGGTTGGATAAAGGAAGTCCATGGATTATGGGTAATGGTCTAAAAGCAGGTCAAAGATATATTTTTGATTTAATAGGATTCTTCGGATAATGAAAGTAGCAGAAATCTCAGAACTTCACCCTTCAGATTTTACAGTAGAAGATGGTAAGGTTCGTGTGCTTAAAGCATATAACTGGTATATGGCAGAATTTGCTTTAGACAAAGAATTTATGACTACTGAGAATCCAAGGGCTTACTTAGACCCTCAATATAGAATGTTATCTGTATTAGACGGTACAGGTAAAACACATTTAGAATTTAAGGTACTTAAAGATATTCCTGATGGTTCAGTAATCTTTAAACTACCTGAAGACGCACCGAATAATCTAGACAAAGCAAGTGCTCAAACTTGGGATGGTGGATTAATTTGGTATAACAGTAATAGCCGAAATATCTATGGTAAAGGTTTAAGAGCTGGTCGTTCTTACGCTGTAGATTTAGTAGGATTTTTTGGAGATTAAAACATATGGCAGCAGTAATGGTATTCGCATCTGATTTAGATGAAAAAACAATTCGTACTGTACAAACATCTGAAGGTAGCTTTGTAAGCGTACCTTTCGCAGAAATTGAAGTATTAGACGGTTTTCCAGCAGAATCAGATGATTATTATATTGAAAAAACACCTAAATACTTACAACATGTAGCAACAAATGCTATTTGGCAAGCTGATGTTGTTTTACATAAAACACGTAGTGAAGCAGTAAGTGAAAACTTAGGTACTTTAAGTTTAGCATATGAATCAGTTGCTCAACGTATCCGTTTATCAAATGATGCTGAAGTATATCGTACAGATGATGAATTTATGTTTAGTAAAGTTGATAATGCTAAAGTACCTGTACAACGCTTTATTGAACTTGTTGGTACATATGCATCAACTAAAGCATTTAATGAAGCAGTTGCAGGAACAACTTATAAATTCACTACAGCTAAACGTTATGCAACATCAGAAGGTCATCCTGTAGTAAAAGAAACTGAATTTTCAGTAGCTTATCCAGAACTTCCATATCGTGATGGTGAGCTTAAATTAGCATTAGATATTTCATCTTTAGATGGTAATTTTGGTTTTGGAGTTCAAGCAGCAAGTTTACCTAAATTTGTAGAAGATGCTCTTACTTCAGATGCATTCCGTAATACTCAAGTTGAAGTTGAATATACTATTGATAAAGGTGATGGTAACCCTGTAACCGGTACAGCGACTACTACTGCATATCAAATCGGTAAAAACTTCTTACGTGAAATTGGTCATGAAAAAACTGATTTAAACCAATGGACTGTAACTTATAAAGTTAAACCATTTAACTTTACTTGGTTCGAAGGTAACGTAACAATTACATCTGATGCAGCTACTCAAAAAGTAGGTGATTCCTTATAAGGAGTAATATATGAGAATCCTAAAATGGCTATACGGAGTTGATACACGCAATGTACGTATCTATAACTTAGGATTTCATTCTATATGGTTCATGCTTTGTGTGAGCCATATCTTTGGAATCATTGAGGTGGATTTACCTAATACATTTGAACCAAAGTTTACTACAGTGGTTTGGTTGTTATTAGCTTGTCTATTTACCAGTGTTGTAAGTATTGTTCCGGTTTCTTACTGTAAGAATCGAGATTTATATAAATATATTTCTCTTTTACTTGGTGCGTTAATCGAATTTATTATAGCTTATAAATATGTAACTATTTATCCACCATTGAATCCTATGGTAATTGTTTCTACCTATTTAGGTTTCTGGTTCTTAGGTGGAGCTTTATTCGTCAAACAAGATAAGAAGGTAAATTATGGAGCTACTAACTGAACACTTTCCGCTTGTTATGGTTATAAGTGGTAGTTTCCTTGGCTCTATTAAATCCTCAATGGACGAAAATAAGTATACTTTTAAACAAAGATTAGTAAATTTTTTGATTGGTGTATATTGTGGCATCTCTTTAGGATTAACCTATATGACTACAATCGAAACTGGTTATCTTGGTTTGATAGCTCTTACTGGTGCTATGATTGGAACAAACATTCTTGAGGTAATTTCCGATATAGCTCCAGAATTAGCCAAGAAATTCTTAAGGGACAAATTTGAATGAGTTTTAAATTAAGTAATAAATCTCTAAATAAATTAACCAATGTTCATCCTGATTTAGTCAGAGTAGTACAAAAAGCTATTGAGCTTTCTACTACTGATTTCTCAGTTACAGAGGGTGAACGCTCATTAGCACAACAACAAGCTAATGTGAAGAAAGGTGTTAGTCAGACACTAAAATCCAAGCATCTTAAACAAGACGATGGATTTGTTCATGCAGTAGACTTAGTACCTTACCCTGTAAACTGGGAAATAAATGCCTTCTATCCTATTGCATATGCTATGCAACAAGCAGCGGAAGCTCTTAACGTGAATATTCGTTGGGGTGGATGTTGGGCTAAGCTAAATGGAGATAAACGTTCTCCAATGCGAATGGTGAAGGATTACAGTGATGCACGAAGAAAAGTTGGGAATAAAGTATTTATTGATGCCCCGCACTTTGAAATCGTTAAATAATATTATATCATTTACATTGGTTCAAAAGAGCCAATAAACAGAAGGAAAAACAAATATGGCAATTTTACGCTATGAAGAACGTGTACGTATCGAACGTGCAAATGGTTTACGTAAACCAGACCAATGCGTAGAAGGTGGATGTGGTTGTTCAGTTTACGGTAGTGATGAAGCTTATAAAGGCAAATCATTCTCTGATATCGCTGCTACCCCTTTACGTCAAAATGCAGTGTGTCCTCATCCTAAAATGGTTGTACCTGTTACTGGTGCATTCGTTGTGGAAGAACCTGTTAAAGTATTTAAACCAGAATACAAAGATCCAGCTTACCAATTAGTAGATGGCAATCCTTGTGATGGTCGTTTAATCGGTGTAGCAGAAACTATCTCTGATTCTGACCGTAGTACTGTAACAGTTAAACAAGCTCATACTGTAGTTACTCACGATGTTAAAGTTGAAGACACTGCATTCGATGAACCTAACGAACGTCCAGTAGTAACTTCTACTATTAAAGCTGATGCTGAAGCTACTCAACCTGTAGCAGTAAATGGTACTGAAGCTGAAGAAGTTCCATTATCAGAAGTTTCTGATGGTGAAAATTCAGGTCGTAAACCTCGTGGTGGTAAAAAAGCTGAGAAAGCTGACAAGGCTGACAAAGCGAATAAAGCAGATAAGGAAGATAAAGCAGAGAAACCTGTTGAAAAACCTGCTGCAGAAACTCCGGCAGCTCCAGCACCTGCAGAAGGTAATACTGATACCGGTACTTCTTACGTTGGTGAAGACCATCTTTAATATCTAATATAGCCCTAGCAATAGGGCTATCCTTCTAAGGATTTTTATGCAAGATAATACAAATGTTGAAAGTAGCACTACAGACAAGGTACAACAGTTAATATCTGTATTGTCTGGTAGAACTGCAGAAAAGCTAACTAACTGGAAGAAAGAACCTAAAGTTGAAGACCTTATGGGGGACTATAAACAAGCACTCCCTGCACATAAGTATCACATTAGTCGTATTCAGAACTGGCTCAATCTGCTTAATCCAATTACCGATAAAACTAAAATTAAATCCGGTAGAAGTGGTGTTACATCTCGTATGGCACGTAAGCTTGCTGAATGGCGATATAGTGCATTAGCAAGTGCTATCTTAAATGAACGTAACTTATTCCAAGTTACAGCTTCTAGCCCTAAATTTATTGAGGCTTCTTTCCAGAATACTCTGGTTCTAAATTACCAATTTAATACTCTTATTGATAAAGTACATTTCATTAATACATTGGTTCGTACAATGGTAAATGAAGGTACTGCTATTGTTCGTGTAGGTTGGGAAGTAGAACAACAAACCAAAGAAAGAGAAATTCCTGTATACGAATATATTGAAGCAGATGAGCAAAGTACTATGCTTATCATGCAAGCATTAGAACAGATTAACCAAGAACAACAACAGACTGGTGTTACTGATAGTGCAGAAACAGAAGTATTTAAAAATGCTCCACCGGATTTACAAGAAAGCTTAAAAGCTACTTATGAATATGGTATGCCGGTTATTGCACAAGATACGGGGCAGACTCAGATTATTTCTGAAGTAGTATCTACTAAAAACAGACCTTCTGTTAAAGTTATTAATACTGCTGACTTAGTGATTGACCCTACATGTGAAGGTGATTTTAGTAAAGCTAAGTTTGTTGTATATAAGTATCAAACTGATTTATCTACTCTTCGTATGATGAACCAGAAATCACCAAATACTTATAATAATTTAAAATCTCTTGATGCAGACTCACCTGTAGATTTAAGTGATATTAATACTCTTGCTGCTCTACCTAATGAAGTATTTTCTGACTTGTTAGATAACAATCAGAACATTGAAAAAAGTTTTAAATTTAAAGATGAAGCACGTAAACAAATTACAGTATATGAATATTGGGGATACTGGGACATTGATGGAACAGGTATTGCTCAAGCTATTTGTGCGACTATTGCTGATGGTAAGTTTATTAAACTGGAAAGAAATCCATTCCCTGATAACGAATTACCTTTTGTAGTTATTCCATATCTACCAGTAAAAGAATCTGTATATGGTGAACCAGATAGTGAATTAATCCAAGATAACCAACAAATCTCTCAAGCTCTAACAAGAGCTATGGTAGACATTAATGCTCGTTCTGCTAATGGACAAGTAGCAATGCCTAAAGGATTCTTGGATATTGTAAATAAACAAAGATTTAATCGTGGTGAAGACTACGAATACAATCCAGTAGCTCATCCTGCAGATGCTATTTATATGCATACTGCAAATGAATTACCCCAATCTATGTTGGCTTTCCAACAAATGCAATATGCAGAAGCAGAAGCGATTACAGGGGTTAAATCATTTAGTGGTGGTATTGATGGTAATGCCTATGGGCAAGTAGCTGCCGGTATGAGCCAAGCGGTAACAGCGATTAACCAACGTGAAGGTGATATCATGTTCCGTATCTCTAAAGGTTTAGAGAAAGTTGGTAATAAGATTCTAGCTATGGATATGGAATGGTTAGATGAAGAAGAAGTTATCTCACTTACTCAGTTCCAATTTGTTACTATTCGTAGAGAAGATTTAAAAGGTGATTTCCATTTAGCAGTTAGAATTAAATCTAATAGTGAATCTGAAGGTAAAGCACAACAACTTACTTTCATGGCTCAAACATTAGGTGAAGCTGCAGATTGGGGATTACGTAAACTTATGTTGATGGAAATTGGTCAATTATATAACTTAGATACATTTGTATCTGCTCTTAAAGACTATGAACCTCAACCTGACCCTATTCAACAAGAATTGGCTCAATTAGAAGTAGAATTAGCAAAAGCTAAGTTACAGAAAGAACAAGCTGAAGCTGAATACTATCAAGCACGTTCTGCATTTATTGATGCTCAAATCGGTAATACTCAAGCTGATACTGACCTTAAAGCTCTTGACTTTATGGAACAACAAGAAGGTGTTAAACACGCTCGTCAAAGAGAGATTGTTCAAGCTCAAGCTGAAGCACAGAACAAAGGTAAAATTGCTACTGAACTTCTTAAAGGACAAAATGCCTTACAGAAAGCTCAGATGGACAACGATACTAAACGTGCAGTAGCTGATGCTAAAGGTGATAGTAAAGAGGATAAAAAACCAAAAAAGCTATCACAAAGAGCACAAAATAGGGAAAATGCTAGACAAGCACAGAATAATTTAAGAAAATTGCCAAATCCTGAGCTAGGTGCTGTTCCTGATGGATTATTTAAGGCAGATGGTTTAGGTAACTATATTCATGGTGATGGCAATACTGTACAGAACCGAATTCAATAGACTAACATAAGAGGACTATAAAATGGTTGAAGATAACCTAATTGAACAAATTGAACGTGAACGTAAGAACCAAGCACTTATCTTAGAACGTGCTGAAGCTTTATGGCGTTTAATGGATAATCCAGATTTCAGATTAGTATTCCGTGATTATTATCAAGGTTTGTACTTACAACGTATTGTAAAAGAAGACCTAGCTACAGCAACTGCAGATATCACCAAACAGTCTGCAGTAGACCGTATTAAATCTATTGGTTTATTTGACCAATTTATTAAACAACTTGATTCAGAAGGCATGTACGCAAAATCATTTATTCAAGCTTCTGATGAAGAGTTAATTGAAGCTTATAGCATTAATAGAGGTTAATTATGACAACTGAAAATAATCAACCTCAACAACAACAACAACAAGAAGTACAAGTACCAGATAATTTAGACATTGGTTCAGTACTAGCAAGTGCTACCGATGAACAATTAGAAAATGTAGATACCTTTGAAGAGTTTATGGCTCAACAAGGTGTACAACCTGAAGAACAAAAACAGGAAGAAACACCTAGTGATAACCAGACTACTGAAGAATCTACGACTTCAGAATCTGAACCAGAACAACAAACTGGTGAAGCAACTGAAGAAACTACTCCATTAACTGATGCAGAGTTCAGACAACTTGTTACTGCAAGTTTCAGAGCAAATCATCAGGATGTGCAAGTAGATAATCCTGACGACATTAGAAAACTAATGCAATTCGGTATGAACTATCACAAGAAGATGGGTGAACTAGCTCCACACCGAAAAATTTTAAAATCGTTAGAACAAAATGGTTTACTAGAAGCAGACAAGATTAACTTCGCTATTGACCTACTTAAAGGTGACAAAGCAGCAGTTGCTAAGTTCCTTAAAGACCAGTCAATCGACACTTATGAATTGCCTGACTTAGAAGAAACCCCGTATCAACAAAAAGACTATTTACCTACTGATGAACGTGTAGCATTTGATGAAAAGACACAAGAGTTACAAGGTTCTGAAGCTGGTCAGCGTGTATTAAGTTATGTTAAGAATTTGGACCAAGATAGTTTCTATGAAATTTATACTAATCCGGTTATTCTAGATAACTTACAACGTCATGCTGAGAATGGTTTAATGAACGATACACTCGCTGTTCTTGAAAAAGAATATGCACTAGGTAAAGTTCCTGCAAACATTAAGCCTATTGATGCTTATGGTTTTGTAGCAGAACAACTTCAAAAGCAAAATCCAAGTAAGTATGAGCCTAATTACCGTGCTCCAAAAGTAGTAGGTAATAACTTGGCTCAGAACCAAGCACCTAAACAAACAGCTCCAAAAGCTCCGTCTAGTGCTGGTATTCCTAACAATACTCAAGCTCCACAAAGACAACAAACTTATAGTGGAATTGATGCGTTGTTGAATGCTGATGAAAATGAATTAGCTAAATACAACAGTTGGGAAGAATACTTACAAGCTAACAATATTAATTTTTAAGGTAACAAATTATGGCAGTTAATTCTCCAATCGACACTGCAACACAAGCAGATGTAAATACTATGGCTAATGCCCATGCTCCAAGTATCGGTTCACCACGTGCTAACTTATATAATGACCCACAAGGTCTACGTGGTACTCCAGTACAATCTTCTGTTGGTTCACAACAATATGAACGTATTTTCTATACAAAGAAAATCATTCCAGCATTAGCAAAGAAACGTAAATTTTCTAAAATGGCGGATACTATCGCTATGCCTAAAAATATGGGTCAGCGTATCCGTGCTGAAGTAGATATTCCTTTACTTCACGATGCTAACTTAAACGACCAAGGTATTGACGCTCGTGGCGTACATATCCGTAATGGTAACTTCTATGGTTCTTCTAAAGATATCGGTAAAATCTTAGGTGCTATGCCGGTATTAACTGAAGAAGGTGGTCGTGTAAACCGTGTTGGTTTCTCACGTGCATGGACTGAAGGTACATTTAACAAATTTGGTTTCTTCTATGAATATTCTCAAGACTTAGAGAATTTCGATTCAGACCCACAAATTGTTTCTCGTATGTACCAAAAAGCTATGGAAGCAGCAGAACAATTAACTGAAGACTGCTTACAAGCTGACTTATTAAACGGTGCAGGTACTATCGTATATTCAGGTAACGCTATCTCTGATGATACTATGGACCAAACTTCATTAATCTCTTATCAAGCGATTCGCCGTTTATCTCGTGCATTAGACGATAACCAAACTCCACGTGAAACCAAATATATCTTTGGTTCAACTAACCTAGATACTCGTACTGCAACTACCTATCGTACTTTATTCGTAGGTCCTGAAGTATTAAATATCTTAGAACAAATGAAAGACCATTTCGGTAATCCAGCATTTATTCATGCTCACCAATATGGTGCAGGTATTTCTAAACTTATGGAAGATGAAGTTGGTATCATCGACAAATTCCGTGTAGTTTATGTAGAAGGTATGTTAGGTTGGATGGGTGCAGGTGCTGCAGCAGACCCACAATTCGGTCTTGCACAAGAAAACGGTAAATACAATATTTACCCAGCATTATGTATCGGTACAGATGCATTCACTTGTATCTCATTCGATGGTTCAAATGGGGTGAATAACAAATTCCAAATCCATCACCAAAAACCAAATCAATCTTACAGCTTGTTAGACCCATACGGTGAAATTGGTTTCGTATCTATCAAATGGTGGTACGGTATCATGTTCAAACGTCCTGAACGTATCGGTGTTATCAAAACTGTAGCTCCAATGTAATATTGGATTAACTTATAGGGGTTCACTCGAACCCCTTATTTCCTAGAAGAACAGAATAGAAGGAACGACAATATGTCTATTGAACAAACAAATGTAAACGTATCTACTGATGAAGTGGAAATCAACGAACGTGATTATTGGAAAGAACAAGCGAATATTCGTGGTGTATCTTATGCAAACAATATCACTACAGCGAAATTAAAAGAATTAGTGCAAGCTCGTATTGCAGAGCAAGAAGCTGCTAATTCAGGTGGTACTAGAGGTCGCCAAAGCTTAGAGAAATTAGCTCCAGAAGTATTAGCTAATATCGACAAAGCTACTGCTTTAGTACGTTTCCAAATTAATGTATTAGACCCAAGTAAACAAGACTGGACTGCTATTACTGTAACTGCAGGTAACGCTAATTTCTCACCTATTAGACGTGTAATCCCTTTAAATGCACCTGTATGGCATGCAGAACGTATCTTAGTAGAAGTATTGAAAACTATGAAGTATGCTCATCGTAAATCTGAAAGACATCCTCGTTTACGTCAGCATATTGATAATATGTCCAAACCAAAATACTTACCGTGCTTTAGTATTGTAGAGCTTCCTCCACTAACTGAAGATGAATTAAAAGCACTTGCTGAACAACAAGCGGTAAACAATACTGGACAATCTGAAAACGATTAGTGACAATAGCCTAGTTAGTTTAAAAATTAGCTAGGCTTTTTTAATGGAGATTATATGACAGACCTTAATAAGTTTTTAGGTACACCTGTTACCGGTATTGGTAAACAATACGATGTATCTGAATTTGCAAATAATAACCTTACTGGTAATGCTGTAGTTGATAGATTTATCAATATGGCTGGTGCTAAAGCCATTAAACCATTTGATAATGAAGGTAATCATATTGGTGCAGGTTATGAATTTGATAGAGTAGTAGATGGTGATTCTGGTTTTGCTAATTCTGCTCAAGCATGTAAAAACATTTGGTTATGTGTACCAAATATCAATATTCCAGATAGTGTAAAGAATTTAGGTTTTGATGCAGAAGATGGTACAAAGTATAAATGGAAAACAGTTGAAGATGTAAATAAGATTGCTGATGAAATTGATAAGATTCCAGATGCTCATCAACTGGTTCAGTTCTTATCAGATGCATATAAACAAACTGAAATTTTTGACTTACTTAATCCTAAGTTACAGAAAGCTATTACGGATTATCGTGATAAGTATCCACTTCGTACTATTGAAGATTATGCTGACTTATCTGCTTACTTGAATGCACCTTTCAAAAAACTTGATATTGAAGTTGCTACAGAAAATGAAGAACTCAAAAAGATTCTAGAAGCTTTAGATAAACTTGGTTTAGAAGACCTAGATATTCCTTTAGTCAAAGTAGAAAATACTGACCTTACTACAAGAGAAGTAGATGGTACAGGTGTATTTGATTTCATTGGTTCAAGTGTTATGAACCAGTTAGAAATGATGACTAATAGAAATCTTATTTCTAAAGCTGATGTAGCAAACGTATATTCTACTTTACTGGTTCAAGGCATTGAGACTTCTGCACAATATGCATTAGAGAAAGCTAATATTTTGAACCAATCATATGCGATGAGAGTTCAAGCTGTACAAGCTGCAGTAGCAGTATTACAAGCTAAAGCTAATATGTTAATGTTACCTATTCAGTTACGTTTACAATATGCTCAGTTAGAAGCTCAGCTTAAACAAGTAGAATTATTGAAAGTACAAACTGAACTTGAAAAAGAAAAATATCCTCAAATCCAAGCTCAAACTGATTTAATCTTGGCTCAAACTGATGCACAAAGAATCCAAAATGAGCATCTCAAAGAACAAGCTTATATCCTTCAAGAACAAGTTAAACAAGCCGGTATTGCTACTCAGTTACAAACATTGCAACTTGACCAACAAGCTCTTGCAAATAATAAACTTGTTGAAGATACTAAACTTACAGACGCTCAAACTCAGTTACAACTTAAACAGGTAATGTTAGCAGATGTTCAAAAAGTACAAGCTAAAGCAGCTATTAAACTCCAAGCACAACAACTTGAAAAAGAGAAAGAAGGTTTGGCATTGGTTAAAGCACAAACTGCTGCAGCATATGCTCAATTAGCTGCATTAGAAGAACAAATTAAAGCTGCTAAAGCTCAATATAATGACCGTATTGATGGTAAACCTGTTGGTGGTGTATTGGGTGCTCAGATTGCTGTAAACAAAGCACAAGCTGTAGGGTTTGAACGAGATGGCTTTATTAAGTTTATGAACCAAGCACAATCAGGTTGGGCTGCGAAGAAAACAGCAGATATTGCTACTATGGCTCCATCTTCATACTCTGCACTTGGTATTGACCGTATGATGACATGGGCAGCACATAAAATGTTTAATATGCCTATTGATACATTTGCAATGCCAGATGGTTATGCAGACTATATTACTGATGATGAAATGGATGCTAAAGTTGCAACCAAAACATCAGCAAATAACCATAAATGGGAGTAACTAATGGGGTTAGGCACTACAAGGTATTACCACTATTTCACGCAGTATTCTGATGAAATCAATGGTAACTATATGTCAGATCCTATTGCTACTTATGCAGCAGCAGCCGTAGCAAAGGGTGATGATATTGGTTCAAGTGTTGTAGAAGCTTTACAACAAGGTAGAGGTGTACACCTTAGAAGATATTACCAATATGCACGAGCAAGATTTGGTAATAGATTCTGGAATTGGAATTTAAAGACTCTAACCGGTAATACTGCAGGTACAAAGCTTGATAAGAAAATGGCTAAGATATTTATTCCAAGTTCTAAGCCATATACTTATATTGCATCTACAACACCTGATTACCATAAACTTGGTCCATACTTGAACCAACGAGTAAAAGATACTTATGGTATTGATGAGTTTAATGATACTTATAATGGTAAACAGTACGAAGCTACTGCTGTAAATATGATTGATAAAGGTGCAACAGTACTTAGAACTGTAACTGAACCAAGAGAATACTTGTACTTGTCTAACTTACCTGAACCTAGTATTGGTGTAACTTATTGGGACTATTCTGAACCAGTATATAAATCATCTACTACATCTAGTGAGATTTATTTTGAAGAAAAGATTCCTAGTGGATACCCTAAAACTGTTGGTAATAAAATTCTTCTTAAAGAATGGGCAGAAGCATATAACCCATTTGGTGATAGTGAATCTGGTTCTGTTTATATGGATTCTAAAACTGAAGAAGAATTAGATAAAGAACAAGATACTGAGTCTAAAATTAATATTAACTATACTCGTAAGATTTACCGTAGATATGCAGAAGTTAAAAAGATAAATACACATAATTTTGGCAGTGGTGACCCAGAGTATACTTATGATTATGTAATTACTGTTGAAACACATGAGATTACATATAACAAAGAAAGCTTTGCTTATATGACTGAATCCGGTTTAACTAATTCATCTGCATTAAAGTTTTTTATGGATAGTCGAAAAGACCCATCAAGAATTTCAGCAGGTGAAATCTCTTCAAAAACTGACCCAAGTGTGTTTAAGTTATATCCATATCTTCCTGTAAAAGATTTTGGTGAAGATGCTTGGGAAGAAACTTGGTTAGTTCCTAAACTTGGTCCTAATGATGAGATTGTAAAACTTCAACGTATTATTGATGAAGCTTTGAAAAAACAAGCTGAAGATAAACAATATCAAATAGACCATGAACCGAATCAATCTAATCCAAGATTAAAGTCTAGGGATAAGAAATCAGATAGAAAAGATAGTTCTAAACTCTATACATATAATGGTCAGCAATATACGCTTAGAGCTTTACAAAGACGATTAGATAGATATCTTTCACAAAAGCGTAAAGTGAAGTTTAATAAATTACACAATCCTGCAAAAGAGCTATCTGAAAGTGCTACTAAAAGACATATTGATAATTTAGCTGAAATGCTTGGTTTAGATTATGAAGCTATCGCATCTAGTATGATTGCAGATAAGAATTATCAGAATGGTACAACGAATACTAGACAACGTTCTATTATGTGTTCTGTAAACTTCTCATCTAACATTGCAGAGATTCAAGCGTATTGGTTCTACATGATTAAACGCTTATACAGGCTCTATGGCGAAGAAAGAGACTTTGCTGAATGGAATGTAGCAGTAGCTAATGCTACCAGTCTCTATGACCTTCCTATGAAGCATTTTACATGGAAGAACCAATCAGGCTTAGATTATGGTGGTATGTCTTGGATGTATATTCGTAAGATTGAATTGAATGGTTCATTACGTAAGATTAAACGTTATCGTAGATTAAAAGAAATTAAACGTGGTAAACCAATTACAATAAATAGTATTGACGAATTAAAATCTATTATTGAACCTCCAAAAGAATTTGCAGAAGATACTTATCATACTTCTAAGAATGGTACTCAACATAATATTGGTGGACAGAAATATACTACTTCTGGAACATTTGATAGAAATCTAGATATAGGTACTGTATTTAAAGACTTCAATTACACATTCTTCTGTAAAGAAGGTAATAATGGTAAACTTGAAGTTTATGCTGTAGCTGGTTTATGTTTTTATTCTAAGATGATTCAAAAGATTCATTGGGCTACTGCATGGTTTGACTTAAGTTTACAGTATGCTAGAAACCATAATAAATACGTTCCTAAGAAGAAAGATTTTGAAGCTACCTATGATATGAAACATCGTATCAGTAAACGACATTACTACATTACTCGTATGTCCCATTTTGGTGTAATGCCAGTAGACTATAATGTTATTCGTAGAGTTGGTGGTGCAGAACTTGAACGTATGTCGCAACGTATTCCATTGTTATATGGTTTTACTCATACAGAAAGTAAAGGTAAAGCTAAATGGGTTAAGATTGTAATGCATGTAGTTCAAGCAATTATTGCTGTTGTAGCTTTTGTATTATCTTTACCTTCAGGTACTTCATCACTTCCTGCAGGTGCAGCAGCTATCGCAGTTATTGAAGCTTTAATTACTGCTGCAGCAATTTCACTTGTAGTACAACTAGCATTAAAATATGTATTAATTCCTTTACTAAAAATGTTAGGTTTAAGTGGTATTGTAGCTATGATTGTTGCAATTATTATTTTAATCGTTGCAATGTATCTAGGTGGACAGATTCCTAATGGACAATCAGTTTTACCTTATGGTTCAGAAGTAGGTAAACAAACTGCTACTCAAGTCAGCTCAGAAGTTGTTAAAAGTAGTGGTTCAGTAATAGATTCTGTAATGAGTTCTATTAATGAAACTATTAATACGTTTACAACTAATTTATCTACTCTTGCTAAAGCTGCAAGTGGTGTTACTACAGATACCCTTGCTCAAGGTATTCAGCAAGGTTTAGCAAATGCAGCTAAAGAATTAACAAGCATGTCTGCATATAAAGCATTAGGTATGCTTTCTAATGCAGGACTTGAAGCGATTAACTCTAATAATGCAGATAAAATGAAAGCTATTCAGACTCAATCTGAAGAAGAAACTGCAAGATACAATGCAGCTCAGCGTGAATTAGAAGAGTTACAAGAAACAATTAAAAATGCATCTTATGACGTTAAGGCAGTGTTGGAAGCACAGAGAACCAGATTTAGAATGTATGACCCAACGTCATTCTTAATGTCAAATACTACACCGGATACTTATTCGACAACATTCGATTATTTATCTAATTTTATCAACATGAAACTAAACGTAGACCCTGCTACTACAGACGTAGCAATGACACCTGACTTTAGTTTCGCTAATCCTTATAAAACAGTATAGGAGACAACTATGGCAGTTCCTATTATTTGGAATGGTACAGATGCTAATAACTTAGCATTTAATAACAATATTGGTCGAAATTGGGATAATGGTTTTGGTCTTTGGGGAGATACTCAAACATTTGGATTCCAAAATAATTCACCTATTTTTAATGATTTACAAGGTAAGTATGGGTGGTCCGCTGATGAAGTAAATTATTTAAAAGCTAATCCTCAACTACAAAACCAATTATTCCAAAATGGTACGTTTACCTTGAATAATGGTAATGTAATTAAAGCTGGTGATATGAATGCACGTTCTCAAGTTCAAGCAGCTATGAATGGTAGTGGTACTAATGGTGGTGGTTTATTTGGTGGTTCAGGTACTGACCAATTCGGTAACAAGACTTTTGCTGGTGGTACTGGTCTACAATGGGCTGGTTTTGGTGCTAACTTAGGTTTAGGTTTATGGGGTGCATACCAACAACATAAACAAACTAAACTTGCTCAACAAGCTTTTGAAGAACAGAAAACATTACAACGAGCTAACTATAAAATGCAAGCTAAATCATTTAATAACAGTCTTAGAAATCAACAATCCGGTAGAGGATTTGTAGGTATGTCTGGTTCAGCTAAACGTACATTAGGTCGTGAATACGATGCAAGAAAAGCAGAGGAAACTTACTAATGGCAATCGAGTGGAAACCTATTGAAGGTGGATTTGGTTCAGTTATGGAAACAGCTTTAGCTCAGTCTAAACAACTCGCTCCACAACAAATAGATATTACACAAGGTTTTGGGGGTAGATTCGTTACCCCCGAAGAATATTATACAGCTAAGAATAACTATGCGTTAAATGCATTAGATATTCCTGAGCCAGAACAAGAATCAGGTATTCTCGGTGCATTAGCTAATAAAAAACAAGAAGTATTGGCACAGCCTCAACAAACAATTTCACCATTATCTGTTGCATCAACTGTTGCAAATATTGCAACTGGTTCACCTAATAAAGGTAAATACTCTGCATTATATGGAGATAACTTTAATAAGTATGCTCCAATGATTGTTAGAGAAGCTCAGGCTCAAGGTGTAGACCCTAATACTTTACTATCTATGACTTACATTGAGTCTAAGTTTGACCCTAATGCAGCGAATAAAGCTTATGGTGGCTTACATCAAATCAGTAAATCTCAACATAGTAAATGGGCTGACCCAGAATATAATACTCGTGAAGCTTTAAAATTATATAAAGCAAATGAAGCATATGCTCGTAAGCAAGGCATTACTTTTGATGTAGGTAACGCATATTTATTCCATCAACAAGGTTTAGGTGGAGCAACAGCTCTATTGAAAAACCCTAACTTGTCTGCAGCAGAAGCTTTAAAGAAAACTTCTCAATGGAAAAATAAAGATGTAGCTTGGATTAATAAAAATGTTATTGAAGCCAATGGTGGTAGAGCTAATATGAGTGCTACTGAATTTGCTAATTTATGGCGTAATAAAGCTAACGAAGTTTATGCAAACGTTCGTGGTAGAGAAGCTCAACTTGGTGGATGGGCTAATTATTTAAATAATAGAGGTTAGTATGGCTGAAATTAAATGGTCAAATGTAGATGGTTCTGCTCTTAATGGTGCAGTATCTAATGCTAATAGTGCAGTAAACAATTACGTAAGAACTCTTTTTGGTATTGGTTCAAATGTAGAAGATTTTACTGATAAATTACAAAAGCGTTCTGATGAAACTGCAAAGTGGAATCGTAATCAGAATACACAACAAATTATTAACCAGATGCATAATGCTGATAGTCTTGATGCAATGAATCAACTACAAGCACAAGGTATTGGTAATGCTCAAAATGCTCTTAATCAATTTGGTGGACAAGTGGATTTAGCAGCATTAAATGAAGCAAAAGCTACATGGGCAACAGATACAGAAAAACGTGCTTCTGCTAAAGATAGTTTATTGGATTATTCACCGGAACAGAAAGCACTTATGTCTGAGATTCAGAATGATATTCTTACTGGAAACATTGAAGCTGCTCAAGCTAAGTTAAATACTGGTAAGTTCAGTAATAAACAAAAATCTGATTTGGTAAATAGTGTATATAAAGCTCAAGAGAATAATAAAGACTTTAATCTCAAGTATGCAGATACTGCCGGTAAGTTTGCTAATTCACAACTTGAATTCCAAAAAGCACAAGCTGAAGCTCAGAAGTATGTTAATGATTTCCTTGCTAATAATGGTGATACTTCAGAATCAAGAGCTCTTTTAGCAAAAGACCCTACTTACCTTAAACTACAAAGTAACATTGAAGCATTAGGTCAAACTACTAATCTATTACAATCTCAACTTGATATGTTTGGTTCAAGTAAAATTGTTAATGGTGGTAAGTATGCTCCAAAGCTTTCTACTGATATCGCACCATCTACAGGTACTGGTTCAGTTGAACCAACAGCTTCAGCACAACCTACTCGAGAAGCTGTATCAGCTCAACAAGCTTTGAACCAAGAAGTTCCTAATAGTGCAACAAGTGTTGCAGAACGTGTAGCTCAAATAGCTACAAACCCTAAAGCACAATCTAATAAACCAAAGTCAGAAGATGAGTTTAAAGAAAATCTTGCTGATGCTGGCTTTACTGAACGTACTGGAAGTACTATTCCTCCAGCATTACAGCCTACATATAATAAGTTAATTAATGGCGATATTGATATAAATTCTGCAGATGGTAAGAAAAATCTAGCATTATTAGAAGCTCATCTTAATGATAGAATTAAAGCTTTCAATAGACAAACCGGTAGTAATATTCAACCTATTACTCTTCCTACAACACAAGTAGGTTTAGCCGATTGGAAAAGAAAAATGGCTTCACGTAAAGAAGCTCTTAACCAAGAACACCAAGTAGCTTTAAATGATATTTTTGGTATCAAGAATACTAATAATCCAAATGATATTGACCCAGCAAGAAATATTCTTAAGTATGCTCTAACTGATAGTGAGTATTCAAAAGATGATGCTAAATATCAAACTAAAGACGATGTTATTGAAGCTCTTAAACAAGATAAATATGCTAAACAAGGTTGGTTTGACGGTAACGATTTACAAGAACGTGCAGTTAAGCTTCTAGATAGATTTGAACCAAAAGAAGTAATGCGTATTATCAACAGTGTTACATCAAATGGTACTCGTGAAGCTAAAGGTATACTCAATCCGTTTGAAGTTAATGAATATGGTGCTATTGATGATTTAATTCGAAATGTAGATAAAGACCCTTCACTTCTTCAAGAACTTCGCCGTCAAGTAGAAGATGTTACTAAAGTAAATAACAATAAAGTTAATGGATTAGACATGCTAATTCCTATTGGTCAAGCAGCTTCTATTGATGCATCTGACCGTAATGCTTATGGGAAAGAGTATGTAGAATCTAAACATGCCATTAATCGTAAAGTAGATTCTGAAGTTAAAGCTAAAGAAGATGTAGAAGCTCTAAAACAAAAAGCTAAGATTGCCGAGAATAATAATTCTATTAATAAAGCTGCAGAAAAATTTCCTGCAGATACATTAAAAGAGTTATTAGAGGAACGTACTTTAGATATTGATACTCAAATTAAAGCTTATGTAGCTTTAGGTAATAAAGTTCCTACTGATTTAGATGAAAAAGAGTTAGATAAAATCCGAAATACTCTGTTAGAATTACCTGCGGAAAAACTTAAAACATTGATTCAAAGTAAAGTAAATACTGCTGCATTAAAGAAAGAAGCAGATAGATTACGTAAAGAACTGAAAGATAAAGATTTACTAACTTCAGACCTTGAATCTAAACTCAAATCTATTAATTAATGGAGAAGCTTATGGCTGGATTTATTAACTGGAATAATATGGGTAGTATTACTGATACGTCAGATGCTATTGATGAAAGAGAACAGGCTTACGAGCCTGTTCAATTTGATAGTAATTCTTGGACAAATATCGGTATTGCAAAACAAAGAGCTATTACTCCAACAGCACCTACTGTGTATGAGCAACGTAAATCATCCTTAGAAGAAGCTACAGAAAGAAATAAAGCTATCCTAGGGGATAAGTTAGCTCAAGATGCTCAGAAGCGTGATGAGCTTCTTATTGCGTCTGGTGCAGATGAAAATCAGGTTAATCAGAATAGACAGATTCAAACTGAAATTAAAAACAAAGATAGTTTAGAACGCATTCAGAATCATATTGCTTCTAAGTCTGACCCATTAAATAAAGTTAGCTTCTTTGATGAAGATTTAGAAAATGCTATTCATAATCTTAGCCGAAATGAAGTTATTGAGTTATACGCAGGTAAACCAGAACTTAGAGATTATATTCTAAGCCAACAAGGTTATGCAGCAAATCAATTAGCTAAAACTGGTTTATACAGTGATAGTGCTGCTTCTGTATTTGGTAACTTAGCTTCTGTTGGTTTAGGTGCAGCAGGTGAAGAAGCTGCTCTTATTGACTGGGCTAACTACACTGCTAAATCACTTACTGGTTCATCTGAAAGTGATAAGACTAAGGCTATTACAGAAGGTTTATCTAATAACTTAAATAACCTTAGTGATGAATATAGAAATACTTCTGCACGTTTATCTGATGAAGCTACTGCTGCAAGACAAGAACTTACTGATTGGGAATATGATAAAAAGATTGCTCAACAGAAGATTAATGGTCTTCGTGGTTCAGAAGTTAATCAAGATACTGTTGGTAGAGAATTATCTAAAGTTAAAGACGTATTGTCAGATGGTTACCAAGTTACTAAAGAAATTGCTCAAGAAGTTCCAAGTACTATTGCAACTCTTGGTGTAGCAAAAGGTATCACTTCAGGTGCTAAAGCTGTAGCAAAAGCTGCTTCTAAAGATAAGATTAAATCTAATCTTGCTAAGGAAGAAGCTAAATATATTGCAGAACAGAAAGCTAAAACTGAACTTACTGAAGATGCTATCAAAGCTACACCTGAATTTGTTAAAGCTCAAGAAGTTGCTAAGAAAAATATTGATGCAGTATTCGCACGTAAATCTCAAAAACATTCCGGTAAAATTATTACTGGTTGGGAAACTGTAAGCTCTGGTGCTCAAAATGCTGTACCTGCTTATAGTGATGCAGCCTCATTTATCTTGAACCAAGATGATAAATCATTTAAAGAATCTAAAGGATTTAAAGATTTACAGAAAGAGAATCCAGATATTACTGTAGATGATGCTAAACAAGTATTAGCAAATAAAGCTGGTGAAGAGGCTATGCTTCGTGCATTCTTCTCATCTGCTACATTAGGTGCTGCATTCTCTAATGCTGAACGTAAACTATTTGATAGATTATTTAAAGGTAAATCCTTAGCAACCATTAAAGAACGTGCTAAATCCTTTGGTATTTCTGTTGGTTCAAATGCTGCACAAGAGTTTGGTGAAGAAGCTTCATCTAAACTATATTCTAACTTAGCTATCAATAATGCATTAGGTTACAAAGCTGTAGATGAATCACGAGATGTATTGTCATCTGGTTTATATGGTGCAATTACTGGTGGTGCTACAACTACTCTTACTAATGCACCTGAACTTATTGGTTCAGCTAAAAAAGCTGGTATCAACAAACTTAAAGATATTCGTAATGAAGTTTTAGATAATAAGAAAACTAAAAATACTGCTGAAGCATTTGATGGAAGTATTTCTTCAGATGAGATTAAGCAAGATTCTAAAATTTATAGAGAATCTCAAAAAGAAGCGTCTAGTATTGTATCTCAAGCTATTGCTGGTAAAGAACTTACTCCAGAGCAACAAACTCGCTTAGATGAAATTAATACCCAAAATGCTAAATTAGATGATAAATATGAATCTGCTATTACAGAAACAACAAAAATGCTTAAAGATGTAATATCTAGACGACAAGCTCTAGATGACTTTGCTGAAAGTGAAGGTTCTGATACAGAAGAAGGTTTCCAAAAATTTATTGATATGGGTATTGATACTCTTAAAGCAGGTGGTGTATCTAATGCTCAATTAGCTTCTATTGAATCTAAACTATCTAAAGCTTCTTTAGCTGAAAAAGCCATGCACTATAACAATATGGTTAATAACTTGGAGGATTCCCTTTTAGATAAAAGAGATGCTCAAATCGCTGCTAAAGATGCTCAATTTAGAGGTATTGATACTACTATTTCTACTGAATCCCATGAAAAAGATTCTGTAAATCCTACTGCATTATCTAGCTTAAATTTAGATGATGTAAATCCAGAAGATATTGAGGTATCTGGTGACACTGTATCTGTTAAAGGTAAAGACTATTCTAAAAACGATGTAGCAGCTTCTCTTACTAATCACATTAAGAAACTTAGCTTTGATAAAGAGATTCCTTTAGGTAAAGAAGTTGAACATCTTAAATCTAGCTTGGATAGTATTAAAAAACTAGAAGCTCTACATAAAGATTTGGAAGCTAAAGGTATTAAATCTAATATCAACTTTGGTGCTTTATTTAAAGCAATGAATAAAGTGACTAAAGGTTTAAACACTAATAATATTTCACCTGCAGAAGCAGTTACCTTACAAGAACAATTATTTGGTTCAAAATATAAAGGTAAGGTGAATCGTGGTTTATTACATTACGCTAAAGAAGCAATCTTAAATAATGGTAAATTATCTACCAATAGTAGATTAGCTTTATCTAAATTTATTCGTTCACAGACAGGTAAAGCTGCTGCTGTACAGAATATGCTTAAACAAATGCGTAATGATATTCTAGACGGTAAATTTAATCCTGATGGTTATACTTTTGATAATGAAGATACTAAATCTCAATTAACACAATCAGGTGAGCATCGTAAATTTACTTCTGTTGAGCAAGCTGAAAAATATGCAAAAGCTGTTAGACGTATTCAAAATGAGTTTTTAAACTTTGCTACAGATGTTGCTACTAAAGCGTTTAGTTTTAATGAAAGTACTGAACCAGCTCAAACTACTAAAGCAGAAGAATCAGTAACTCCAACTAAAGAAAATAAAGAAGCTACTGTAGAGAACACTGCTGAAGAGACTGATGTTAAAGCTGATGAACCAGCAGAAGAAACTAAACCAGCTTCTCAAGATGAAGCGGATGAAGTAACCGATATAAAGAAACCAGATAATGAAACGGAAGCTCAAGTAGATAATGAACCTATTGAAGTTACTCCGGAATCTAGTTCTTCTAATGAAGCTCTTTATAATTTAGTTGATGAATTTCATCCAGAAAGTAATGAAGAAATCAAAAAAGATTTAGCTAAACTATCTGAACCAGACTTAGAAAATCTATTGCTTAAAGTATCTAAAGAATTTAAAGCAATGGCATTACCTATGTTCTCTGCTATTGTAGATTATGCTACTAAAGACAAAGCTATTAACTTTAAGACATTACTTAATAATCTTAAAAATAAAGGTACGTTCAATGAGAATAACCTTAAGTTTATTGAAACGATGCTTAAAGATGATTTAGATTGGGTTGTAGGTAATATCTTATTTAATAGATTGGTTCAGAATATTCAAAGTTTACCTAAAGATGTTAAATTGTTTGAAACAGTGAACGGTAGACCTAGAGTAATTACTAGCGAAAAAACTAAATTATTGAACCAAGTGGCAGATGAAATTACATCAAGTATCTCTTCTAAGGTAAATGTATATGCTACTAATGAAAGTTTATCTAGTATTGCGTTAAATAAGGATAATCAAGATAAACTAATTAGCCTTATCCATCAAAATTTACAGACGTCTGCAAATAAAAAATGGATAGCGGATACTACTGCAAATTATGCTAAAACTGACCCTAGTATGAATCAAGAATATTCATATACGGTTAATGGTGAGAAACACACTATGCCTATGTGGTTAGCGTTAGAGTATCGTAATAAAGGTATTTCTTTTGACCAATCAGAGTTAAAAGATTTAGGTATTAATAACATCAAAGAATCAGTAATTACTACTCACTATGATGATTTATTAAATATTGCTGAAGGTGGTGATAGCTCAGAATTAGTTAAGTCTTTTGGATTAACTTCTGATGAGGATATTGAGTTTATTCATAATACTGCAGCATTACTTAAAGCTGTAAAAGACCATTTATATAAATCTGTTCCGGAATTATTAAAAGACCCTTCTAAACAATCTTATGGTTTAGGTATTTCAGGTATCTATAATTTCTTACAATTAAATACTGATGAAGATGGTAAAACTGCTGTAGTTATTCCTAAAGAATTAGTTCAATTAATGACATCTAATGTCTTAAATGGACTTCAAACTATGAATAATCTTACTTCAGCAAATACCAAAGAAACTGAAGATTTCTTGTTTGGTCAAGGATATTCATTAGAAGTATTAGATACATCTAATGGTTCATATCAAAATAAAAAAGTAGAGTTGGATGTAAGTTCTCTTGGTTCTAACCAAAATCATTTGGTATCTCAAATAGGTACTAAAGGTATTCAATTCTTAGGGGTTAAATCTAACCAACAAAATACAGCGTTATACCAAGCTATTGCTACATCTTTAGGTGTAGAAACTTTAAACTTTATCCAAGAACAAGGTGTACTTAAAACTCAACAAGTAAACCAATTTATCCCAACCAGTTCAGATAAAAAACCTGAACCAGTAAACTCATATAAGTTTGTAGCAGTTAATTGGGGTAAACTTGAAAATAACCCATTGTTAAGAGATATGATTAAGTTTGCTAATACTGAATTAGTAAACAAAGTTTTAGGCGTAAATACTGTAAGCAATGATTACCAAATTATAGGTCTTAAAGATAACATTGGAACTCTTACTGCTGAGAATAAACATATAGCTACTGAATTTACTTCTGGCAATAACCAAGAAGTTAAAGATGCTTTAAATGTGTATAACAATCAGGAATGGGCATTAGATACTGAGTTCTTAGATTTACGAGATAAATTAGGAAATATCTATGATTTAGCTACTGATGGTTTTGATGAAAACGAAGAAATGACTGAAAAAGCTAGAGCAAGTGCTACCTCTAAAGCTCAACAGTTGTATAGAGCAAAAGAGGAACTTCAAGCTATTATTGAACAAGGTAAAGCTCTAGGTGCTAAAGCATTAAAAGATATTCGTTTTAAAGGTTTATATGAACTCATGACTAACAGTCGTGTAAATATGAAGTCTTCTGTAAATCCTCAAAACATCAAATTCCATCGTGAATCTATGAACTTGGTTCAACGTGATAAGGATGGTAATGAAATTGAGTATTCATTTACTAAACCAGATTTACAAGGAAATAGTTTAGGACAATTCTCTAAAACTGCAGATGATAATGTAAAAATGTTTAGCTTATCTTTAGCTCAAGCACTAGGTGTTAAGATTGAGAAGAAATCCTTAAATGAAATCTTCTCTGAGCTTGATAGCGTACTAGCGTTACCGGTAAATCAAGATATGCTTAATCTAATTACAGCTTCTTCTGTAAAAGACGATGCTGCAACTAGAAAGATTGCTAAAGCTTTCCAAAAAGAATATGGAAATGGCGGTCATAGAGCTATTAAAGCTTTAATGACTTACAATAACTTTATGAATACAGATTCTAATAAACCATTTGTATCTAACTTATTCTTAGAAGCAGATGGTATTGGTAATGGTATGCATAATATTGTTATGCAATTTAATACTACTCTTTCTGGAGATATGCTTAAATCTCTTCTTAAAACTGGTGTAATCACTACAGATAGAATTGCAGAAGCATACCAAAAAGCTGTAGAACAAGACCCATCTGTATCTTTAGAAACAGTAATTAATAATTTAGAAGGTTCAGCAGAAATCTTTAGTAAAGAGCTTTCATCAGATATTCCTAAAGATGTTTATGAAGATGTATCTAATGTTATGGCTAATAGTATCCAAGATGCATTTATTAATATTAATAATGGTCTTGCTATTTTAAACCAATATGTACCACATAATATTGATAGTATTCCTCAGTTTACCCAAGAAGATGGTAAAGCTAGAATTGACCATGCTATTGAGATGATTGAGGATAAACTAGGTGATGCAAATGAAGAAACTCGTTCTTATCTATTAGACAGTATTAAAGCTCTTGAAGGTGTATTAGATTCTATTAACTTAATTTCTATTTTAGATTTATCTGGTTCTCTAAAAGACGCTAATACAAAAGAAAGTTTATTAGGTTTATCTATTTCAGACGCAAGTGCTATAGCAACTGGTGAATATGTTAATGAAATTGTAGCAGAGATTTCTCGTGCATTTGCTAAAGCTGGTGTTACTCCAGCTACTTATGGCGGTAAACTAAACGGTATCGCTCAACAGTTAATTAAGAATGTAATGAGTGATTTAACCTCACTTGCTAATAAGCTTTATACTGGTTCAAATGATATTGCTTCATTTACTCGTAACTGGAATAAGTTTATTACACTAGCCTATTCTACAAATGCATTGCCTACAGAATTTACTTTATATTTCCCTAACGATAAGGAAATGAAATTTGATTTAACTGGTTTATTAAAATCAGAAGAATCTATGGGTAAATTCTTAAGTACAGTTCCAGATATCAAAGAAATGATTAATGACATGCTAAATATGTCATTTGATAATAAGTACCGTGTGGAATATTCATTAAAATCTGGTGTAGCTAGTTTATTGAACTCAGCAGTTCAACAGATTTATGGCAAAGCTTTAAATATTGCATCACAATTCTTAGCATTTACTGACCCAATGTTTGAAGTGTTCCATGATGAATTCTTAAGAAAAGTAGATGATAAGATTTCAGAACGAAACTTAGCTAAAGGATGGGCAGTATATAAAAATGGTAAGGCTACTATAGTTAATCCAAAAGGCTATGATGGACTTACTAAAAAAGAATACAAAGATATTCTAAAAACTATGGAGAATCTTCCTGTAGTTGCTACTGCATTCTCCCAAAATAATTCTTTATTAGATTCATTAGTTCATACCGGTATGTCTAATATTAAAACTGTTAATACTCAACAGTTAGGACAAACTTCTATTAGCTCTATCTATAAAAATAGACAAACAGTTGAATTTTTATCTGCAACAATCTCTACTCAAATTAAAGAGTATCAACAAGCAGGTGCAAGTACATTTACAAATACCGTTGTATCTGTTGAATCTAAAGCTCAAGCAGATGCTCAGAAACGAGCTAATAAGGAAGGTAAGGCTTTCCTTAACGTATTCGATGGTGGTGATGCTTTAGCAGCGATTGCTCAAGTTATAGGACAGTATTTAAACGAAGCTTCTTATGCTGGTCATCAATCATATTCTGTAATGGAATCGCTATGGAATATGTATAACAATAGTGATTTATGGAAAGTAGCTAAGTTTATGAATAATTCTTATAACTTACAAAATCACTTAATAAAATCAGGTAACAAAACTTACTTAGATAAACAAAGTGTAAATGCATTAAAACTCTTCCAAGCTATTAAACAATCTGGTTTAGAGCTTAAAGGTTTAGGTAAAACTGTTGATACAGTAAATAGAGTTTTAAGAATGCCTTTAGACTCTCAAATACAGGGTGTAGAAGTATTATCTATTGATATGGATGATTTAAATAAAGCTATTACTTCTATTCGTGTAAGAGGTTTAGATAAGTTATTTACTGCAGCTATGGATAAAAAAGCTTCTGAAGTAGCATCTCATAGAGCAACTATGGCTGTATTGAACCAATTACCGATTAAATACAATCAGTTTGCTGGTTCATCTAGAGGCGTAACTTTAAATACAGAATCTGCTTTAGCAAACACTATTATTAAAGATTTAATTGATAACCAAATCTCTTCTACAGATGCTTTGGCAAATTATATTAAATCAAATGAAGAGCTTTCTAAAATTTATAAGAATGAGTATCTTAAACAATACGCTACACTTCATTTAAATAAAGATGCTTCGTATAGTGTTAATACCACTTCCCTTAGCAAAGTTATGGCAGATTTAGAAAAAGCAGAAGGTAATTCTACACAAGATAAAACATATAAAGCGTTGGTAAATATTATTAAACCTTTAGTTGCAAATATGGATATTCCTTTATTGAGCCAAGAAGAAATTCTTGAATCTCATCCTGAACTTAGCGAACAACTTGCTCAAAGTAAAGCGATGTACATTCCGAATAAAGGTTTATATCTACCTAAAGGAATTACTAATGTAGAAGCTCTACATGAATTGTTACACTTTGTGTTAGCGGATAGCTTTTCTAAATATGCATCTGGCAAAGCAGATAGTAAAACTAAAGCTGCAATCGGTGAAATAGTTTCTATTGCTAAAGCGTTAAATACTAAGTTATCTAACAAAGATACAATTACTTTATTTAATGAACTAAGCAATACAACTTCACCTAACTTAAAACAGTCATACCTTAAAGTATCCAAAATCCAAGCAAGTGTAACAAACTTACTCTTTGCTTTTGATGAAGATGCAACTAAACATTTGAGCCAAGAGCAAAAAGAAAATCTCAAGTATGAAGCTTTACAAGAATTTACAGCATATAGCTTTACTGAAGCGGATTCTATTGCGTTACTTGCGAAAACTACTACTAACAGAGGGTTTAAGAAAATTCTAAATACTCTATTAGATTTCTTTAAGCAAATTCATTCAAGCATCTCTAAGATGTTTGGTGTAAAACCAAGTGATGATTTTGCAAGAAGTTCTTTAGTAGAAGGTTTAACTTATATTCAAGCATTGGCTTCAAATAAATCAGGTACAAATGAACAAGCTTTATCTTCTTATAAAGATTTAGCTAACATGACTGCAATGATTCAGGGGTCAAATAATAGCAGTGAGTTTAAAAATTTCTTAAATGATTTAACTACTACTATTAAACAATCAGTTAAAGAACTGACCACAGTATCTACTTCTCAATTAGGGGATACACTAGATTATCCTCAACAATTAGCGATGTATACCGATGATGATATAGATGCTGAAGCTAAAAACTATTTAGCCGGATTACGTTCTACAGGTATTAAAGTTACTGATGGGGAAGAAGTAGCGTTTGTTCTAATGAATAAATTACTTAAAATTAACCGTTCTTTAGGTAATGTATCTGGTTTAGAGCAAGGCAATAACTTAATGCAAGCTGTAATTGAGAAGATTTCTCCAACTAGATTCATGGGTCAATCTAAAAAAGCTAAAGATAGATTCTCAGCAGTATTCACTAAAGATACTGACCATGGATTAGCATTGCTTTTAACTAATGAAACATTTAGAAAAGAAATGTTAAAACATACTGCTAAAGGTGTAAGCCTTAAAGGTAATGCTGTACATAAATGGTTAAAAGGTACTTCTGAATCAGAGAAACTATTAGATTTATTTGCTCAATATAAAGACCCTGCAAGCATCAATAGTCTTGCTCATTCTTTGGCTCAAATTGATGTACGCAATGCATTAAAAAATGCAGCGAGTATTGATAGACGAATTGAAGAACAAAAAGCAAATGATAGAGATGTAGAGACTTTAAACAAAATTTATGAAGTATTTGGTAAAGGTTCTAAAATTAGTGATGTAATTGGAGCTATAGCTTCAGTAGGATTATCTGGTAAAGATAGACTAACCTATAATGAAAAAGGTAAACCAGAAGATGAATCTACCTTTGTGGGTAAATTAATTGATTTATTCTTAGGATACGATGTATCAAACAAAGGACGTACTACAGCAATAAGTACCTTTATGTCTTGGTTACTAGGTGAACGTGAAGATACCCATCGTATCCATGCATTACACAATGAACACTTAACTAACTTGGATAAAGTACGTGAACGTGTTGGTGGAGTGACTAAGAAAGGTTTAGCAGAGTTCTTTAAAAACAAACCATCAGATGAACAAAATAAACTTATTCATAAGATGTTTAGAACAAATCTTCATGGATACTTTGCACATAGTTCTTCAAGCAGTCATGATTTTGCATTATTAAATGACTCTCAGTTTATTAATGATAAATTGAACGATTATAGTAATGAAATTAAACAACTAATTGACACTGAAGTTACTGCTACTCCAAAAGTTAAAGACCAAATCTATAACTATTTAATGTGGCAATCTAATGGTTTAGCAGATTTACAACGTGATAATGAAGCTAAATCAATGGAATCTCAGCATACACATAATATTATGCCGAATTCTCGAATGATTAGTTCACTTAACCAACTTAAGGGAGTACTAAAATTTACTTTAGCTGATGGTTTTAGTGATAAGTTAAATGATGTAATTTCTGCAAGAACTGCATTGGTATCTTTCAATGGACTACCGAAAGAAGACCAAGATGCAATCGTAAACTATGCAAAAGAAGAAAAAGCTGCTTTGCATAAACTAATGCTAAATAGCCAACGTATTCATTCTGAAGCTCAACGTAGTTTACTTGGTAGAGATGGTTATGTTGTAGGTAAAAAAGACCCTCATTATGATTTACAGATTGTTAAAGAAAACGATACTGAAAGCTATATGAGACTTAAGAAACTAGGTTATGTGGAAAAAGCTAAATTAGCGAATGGTGAAATTGTAATGAGTACTGATGGTGCTTTATCTAATCGCTATAAGACTGGGATGTTTGCTTTAACTGAGTTTTCTTCAGATGGAGTAAATACCAATGATTATTCTATTCAAGGTGTTACTTCTACTGAACTAGGAAAAAAACATTCAGCTAATCTTATAGCTGCAGCGGATAAACAATTAGTTAGAGCTTTAAATGACCCAGACTATTACAATAAACTATCTGCAACTTCTAATTACCAACCGGTAATAAATGAACAAGGTGAAGTAGTTCGATATGAAGCTTCTGTACCTTATGAAATGGCAGATAATCTAGTTCCTAGTAGAGAACAGGGTTATGAATCTTTGGCTAATATGTCAGGTCGTTTAGTAGAGGAAATGGTAGCGTCTAGAGAAAATAAACGATATGTAGATATTCTTGCAGATATTTATAATACTGCTAAGAATAAACAAGAGTTTATTCAAATTACTTCAGATTTCAAAATTAAAGGTAATACAAATCTAGATAAACAGTTCGAGAATAAAATTAGAACTATCTACAATACATTACCTCAAGAAACTAAAGACTATATTGATGAAAAGGGTGGATTATATATTCCTATTAAGGAAGTAAATAACATTCTTGGTTATCATGAAACTTGGTTATCTGATGTATTTATCGGTAAGTCTTATTTCCCTGAACCAGTACAAGTAGCAATTAGGGGTGCTGCAAATGTATTTGGTGGTATTGCAGGAATTGCTCCAGCTAAAGCTATTAGAGTAATGGAAGAGTATCTTAAAGAGACTACTTCTTTATCTAAGGACTATATCTTAAATAGAAGTTTAATTGTTCCATTAGGTAATTTACTATCTAACGTATTACACTTGGTTCAATGGGGAATCAATCCGGTGGAAATTCCTAAACTGATGAAAGAAGGTTATACCAATGCTATTCAATATCAAAAATATATGAATGAATTGGATAAAATCAATTTCTTACTTAAACAAGGTGGATTGTCTAGTGTAGCTAAATTGAAATATGAAGCTAAACAGAACCAGTTAAATACCTTAACTAAGAATTCACCAGTACATAGTTTGGTTCAAGGCGGTATCTTAACTTCAATTACTGCTTTAGAGATTGGTGATGACCAAGATGAAGATACTTCTAGATTAGGAAAATTAGAAAGTAAACTTGGATTGAATACTGTTTATAACAATACACCTGAAATTGTTAAATCAGTTTTATTGAAAAAAAATTCTAAAGCTCATGACTTCTTTGTTAAGACTTTAGACTACGGTGACTTTGTTGCTAAGTATGCTCTGTATAAACACTTACTTCGTAAAGGTAAATCAGAATATCATGCAATGAATGTAATTCGAGAAGAGTTTATTAACTATTCAGCTAATAGAGGTGCGTTCTTTGATTGGATGAATGCGACAGGTTTAACTTGGTTCTTGAACTATAAACTAGGTATTCAGAAAGTTATCTTCAGAAGTTTTAGAAGAAACTTTTTAAGAACTGCAGCTATTATGAGTTCAGATTCATTTGTATCTAAAGCAGGTTTAGACCCATTAGGAATCTATCAAACTGTTCCAAGTCAATATTTAGAAATAGGGAATATATTACCGTTTGGTTCATATCAAACAAGTAACCATTTAATTGATGGATTTGAATCTCACTATATAGCAAGATTAATAGAATTGTTAAACTAATAAAAATACCCCCGATTTCTCGGGGGTATTTAGCTTACTGAAAAATAAGAGTGAAGGTTTTACCCTTCTTAAACCAGTTAGAGTAAGTGTATTAATCAGAGTTATTTTCCAGAACACTATAACCGTGTGTTTTGATAAAACCTAACTGGTTTAATGAAAGGTACTGGTTTTTATACAGAACCAGTAAACTGTAGTATCTGGTAGGAGCAAAGTGAAAAAATACCAGATACATTCTCTTTTTAGTAGCTCGAGCCTACATGGTAGAGTACACCGAATCTTTTAATGGTATGGAGAACAGTATACCATTAAAAAGAATAAAAAGGACATACTAACGTGGCTATGTTAAACAATATTAGTATGCCAAACCAAAGGAAATACCCTTTTTAGAGATACTTCAATCTGATTGTTCTGACCAGATAAAGGAAACACTCTATGAACAAAGTAAAGGCGAGTGGAAGTATCTCTAAAAAAGCCCCTATTTCTAGGGACTTTGGTTACCATCAAAAAAAAAAAACACTATTATGATGACATAAGCCATCCTGATATATACCCTAAATATGTATTAGGATGGCACTCCGTATAGGACTCGAACCTATATTAATCTGTTTAGAAGACAGATGCCTATCCTTTAGACTAACGGAGTATTATTTTTAATTAATGGTTCAATGTTATCTAACTCTTCTTGAAATACTTTATTGTTTCTTAATTGACGAATATCTTGCATTACTTGAAAAGTTAATAAAAATTCTGGACTAACGTTTAAAACTTTACCTAATTTTATAGCCATACCTGTGGTTAAAGATGCTTTACCATTTAAAAGTGCACTGATTGTATTTCGATGAACATTTAAAGCTTTAGCTAAATCCCCTATAGTTAAATTTAAAGGGGTAAGGTAATCTTCAAGTATAAGTTTACCTAGAGTAGCGTTGTAATTTTGTAGTCTAGAATGTGTCATATAATTTCCTTAATAATAAAGAGTAACACGATAAATGGAAGATAACTTCCCTCTCATTTCACTCAGATTAAATTAATGTGTTACTCTTTAGGGTAGACACTAGATACTGCGAGGTATTTAAATAGAGTCATGAGGATATATACCCAATGCCTACCATAAAGAGTGCTAGTTTTAACCAGACTAGCAACTGGACTTTCAACAACAACTTAACTTTCGTTAATTTTTCATTATGGAATGAAACATTTTGCCAACAGGCATGTGCATTATAAAACACTTTATAAAAGGGTCAATAACCCCTTTAAAAATATTCTATTCTTCTAAACCATAAAATTTTTGTAATTCAGATAAATCTACTAATTGTTTAGATTTAGTTACATCATGAGTTTGTTCTTCAGAATCTAGGATAATTTTGGCTCTAAACTTGGCTCGATATCTGATATCTTGGTGTTTTTTCCAAGCTACTTCTGCATTAATAACATATACATTTGAACGCCCATTTTTATAAACACGTAGCCAATCTATGCTTTCAAGATAATTTATAGCTGAGTTTAAAGCTTGTCTCGTAAATCCTGTGCCTTTTTCTAATACTTTAAACGAGCATGAAACTACATTATCAAACTCACCCATCTCACCAACTAAAAACATAATTAAAGCTGCTGCTGCTGGGTTAGATTTAATCATTCGAGTATGTATTTTTAAAGCGTCATTATTCATTTGTGTAAACTTTTTAACCATAATTATTTACCTAATGTAAAGTGAATACACTCAATATACCATTTAGATTACATAACGTAAACTAATTTATCGAATGTAAAGCGTGTTTTACATTAATGTAAAATGGATTTTACATTGGATGTCTGTAAATACTTGATTTTAAAAGATATTTTAATTGCCCTTTCTTATATCAATTAAACACACAAGTAAATCGCAAAAATGTCTTATAAATCAATTAATTACCGCCCGTAGCTTGCGACACTAGCTGAGCACACGTAGCGTAGGTATGAATGGAACGTAGCGGAGCGAGGCTCCATGAAATACCTGTAAGCGTAGTAGCGGAAGCTAGTACGAGCAAGCGGTAAGGGCAATGTATTTAAATAATTCTACGTACTGTTTCCTCTAATAGCGTAAAACGTTCTGTAAGCGTTTCTAAGCTATTTTCTAATGAAGCAATACGTTTGGTCATCTTTTCGATAATATCTCCACTATCGTTTGATTTAGGGGCATTCTGTGAGGTATTCTTAACTTCTAATAAGTAATTTAAATAATTGATGAGTTGTTCTTTGCCTTGACCTTTCTTTCCTGTATTCACATTTTTAAATGTACCTGTGGAATGATACACATCAATGATTGAACCAAGAAAACTAAATCTAGTAGTATTTTCTTGTTGAACTTCTATTTTTCCTGTATTCATAGAATCAAGGATTTCTGCAAGTTCTTCTAAAGTAATAGGTAGTTTGATAGCCATAATATTTCCTTTTTATTTACAATGCCTTCACGGTCATCTCGTACTAGCACCGCAGTTAGCATGCCCTTATAAACTGCACTCCACTTCGTTTCGTTTGTTTATGGGCATACGCTAACAGGGTGCTAGTGTCGATGCCCTACAGGCGGTGAATTAGTACGAAGTTGTTTATTATGAGCTTTAATCCAATGTTGAATTAAAGCTACATCGTAATCAGTAAGTATGCCTTGATATGATTCACTATAATTAGTTAATTCTTTAATATAGTGATAATAGAACCATCCATTTAACTTGAAAGAACAATCTGTAGATAAAGGTGATGGTGAAGTAAATATAGCTTCCTTAAGTTTAAGTAAATACTTTGGTTCAACAAAGTTATATCTTTTCAATAATAAGTATCGTTGAATTGATTTCGGTAAACCTTCCATTAATAGCATGAATAAACCTAACGCAACAAAGCTAAGTATAGCGGCTAAAATAAATTCCATAGTTCCTCCAAAATAGTTAAGCCCCCGTTAGGGGGCTATTGTTATTTCTCTGATAGATATGCGAGTAGCAAGATAGCGATAATACTGCCTATTGTTACTCCAAATATACCTACTAATGGGGCACATACTAAAAGTACAAACCCCATAATAACAATCAGGGTTATGACTTTTCTACACATTATTTAGCCGGAAAGAGTTTACGAGTAGGTGCAACTGTATGATTTACATTTGCAACGTTAGAAGGTTTTACACCTAATTGAGCACCAAAGAAGTTTTTAGGTTGCTCTTTAGGTTCTTCCTGTACTTTAGCAGCTTCATTTTCAGCTTGAATAGCTTCTGCATGTTCTACTTCTGGTTCAGGAATAGGTTCTTCTGTAGGCTCTTCAGTATCTTCTTGTACTGGTTCAGATAACTGATTTACAGCAATAGATTGAATAGCCTTGTCAGTATTTTCTAACATTTCTACATATAGCGGATGCGAAGATGCACGTTGTTGTAAAGAATCAGACATAGCATCTACTAAATCTAATAATGCATCATAGTTTTTGTACTGAGCATTATCAGTAAGTAATTCTAAGAATTTCTTCCAATCTTCTAAATCTTGACCAGAAAGTTCTTCATGTTTTACTTTTGGTTCATCTTGTACTTCTTCACGCCATGCAGTATTTGTAGGTTTAACGTTAGAGCTTTCTGTCTTCACTTCTCGTAAGTCAGATACACCTACTACATCAAAATCTACGATAGCAGATAAACCATCTTTACTACGCATACCTTGTAGGTCAAAGCCTTTTACTTTTACAGGATGACCTGTTACAAAGCTACTGATAAACGTTTCAATAGCTTGTTCAATTTCATGTTCTTTAAGTTCTAGTTTCATTCGCTTTCTCCAATTCGATATGGATGTATTCTACTGGTTGGATAGCTTGAGATTTGTAATGAGACCCACCTATTTGCGTCTCTAAAGCTGTTTTTTCCATAATTAGTAGTCTTAGTTGGGTTAAAAGTAAAACCCCCTAGAATCGCTTCTAAGGGGCTTATTTTATTCAAGAGTAATTTCTACTCTTGGGTTATCTTTATCTATACCGCCATACCTGTAATTCACTTCTTGTATATAATCATAGTTATCATCAGGTAGTTTACCTAACTCTACTAATGCATCGCAGAAGTATTTATCTACGATACTACATACATTGGAAATATCAGTTTTTCTTTTTGAACCAAAGAATACAGTATAAGTAATACTTACTTTATTGAACGTAGGTAATTGCTCAATCTGTTCCTTCATAATAGCTTTATATGAAGTCTTACTGTTGTTCAGTCTAAAGAAATGAGCATTTCTATACTGGTTCAAATTCAGTATCATTTCTTTAGTTCTAAGGGGCGATATTAAAGTGTACATCAACCAATACCTAATTTACGGGTAGTACCAGCTTTTGCAGAAGCACCTTTTACTTCTTTGAATTTATCATCGGTTTTGTCTTTCCAGCGAGCTAACCATTTTTCAGCAAATTCAAATGGAATTTCGTTTGCAGCTTCATCAAAGGTATAAGCTTCACCTGCATCAGAGATACCGAAGATTTTATCAATATCGTTAGTGAAACGTTCTTCATTTATTGGTTCATATTCACCGGTAGATGGAGATTTTTCACGTTTATTTTCACGGATATGTTTGATAGCAAGAGCTACTGTTTGACCGAATAATGCAACTGCTGCATTTACTTCAGTTGGAACTTCTTTCTTAGCATCGAAGTTATAAAGCTGTAATACACGAGTTTCCATTGGAATCTCTAATACACTTTTACCTGCTACTAATGCACATAAGTGGTTAGCTTGGTTAAAGCCAGCTAAGTTATGTGGATTACCATCTTTGTCTAAGTAGAAGGTATTACCTTTTTTATCTGACAACCAGAATGTAGTTGTATATGGGTATGGGTCTTTACCATCCTGTAAGATGTTAAATTTAACGACTAAGCCCATTGCACCATTCTTAGAAGTAGTACCGTAAGCATAAGCAATTTCAGCTTGATAAATACCTGATGGAAGTGGTTGATAACCTCCGCCAATACGGTCAGACTTTTCTTCCATCGCTGCTTGATTTGTTTTTAAGTTATTAAACATGTTTTTTCCTTAATAATTAACGTAGTTTTAGTTTTGTGCATCAATAAGGTTATCGAAATGGTTCATCACCAGTTGGATATCATTATCAATGTAAGTTTGGTTCAAATCCCATGTACCGAAATCTGAACGAATTCTTCCTAATGCGAAGTCATCAGTTTGTTGAGTAACAAAAGCATATTTTGCTTTACGTTCTTGTGGACTGATAGTGAACTGTTCTGGATTAACAAATTCACCTTCATCTAATAATTTTTGAGCTAGAGCAGTAGGGATTTTAGTCGTGTAGATAACATGGTTAAACCATGCTTCAACATTATATTCTATATACTTCGCTAGAGTATATACGTTCTCTTATGAACTGCTGCATGTCACCATGCAGATTAGACTATATCTTTACCTTCAACTTTACTTGTTAAGGTATCCCCCATTTCCATTTAATCTCACGCATTTAGAGAACCGCTTGGCTGTACTATCTCTTTCGAGTGCTTAGTCGTTGAACTTTAGGGTTTAGCAATCCCATGATTAGTATGAAAACCTAATTGAGTTTCCATTTGTTTTCTCCAGAGAATTAACTTATTAATATCCATAGATTGTTTGCAATATCGTTTGTTATTTGACTTTATTTCAGCTACATAACTAACTTTACCTTGTCTGGTTTTTATTTCATAAATACCAGTAATACCAAGTGCATTGTCTTTTCGTAATGATAAGTTTCTATTATTCTCTGTTTGAGATACTAATCTTAAATTTTGTATTCTATTATCGTGTTCATCATGGTTAATATGGTCTATATGTTCATGTAATTTAGGCATATATCCATAATAGTGTAACCATATTACACGATGTTCTACTATTACATTTCCGAATAGTTGAATAATACGACATCTTCCTTTTACATCAGTACCTGCTCTAGAACCTATTACAGTTTTCTTAGAATTTTTCTTTTTCCAAGTAAGTATTCCTGTAACTGGGTCATAGTCTAAGTACTCTTGTACTAATGCTTGTGTTATTTGACCTTTCGGTAGTTTAATGTAATTGGGTTGCATAAACGCCTCTTAGCTGCTGATTGTCTGACATGGATTTCTACACAATGTTATTTTATATCAGAGTTTCCAGCAATTAAAGGGATTTTCGATAAATATTTCTATTTAAAGGGACTTAAATTAATCCATGCTTAGCTTCTGAGCCTTGCAATGGGACACGATACTGTTTCATACCCGTATTAGGACCTGTCATAACAGTTTCTTCTTCGTTATGAGCAAGAATAATCCATTTTTTGGTGGAGTTACCTACTGTTTGTTGCATGAATCGTTGAATAAACTTCGCATAGTCTCCCCAACCAACTTGAGTATTGGACATATTGTCAATAACTTCAGAAACGAACATTTTCATCAAGAAGTTAAAGCCATCAAGTACACAATATTCGATGTTTGGCATTTCTTCTACTGCAGCAAAGAATTCTACTACTTGATCTGGATGAGTAATAGCATCTGTTGTAGTAGTAAAACGTTTAGCCCAAATAGGGGTTTTACCAGCTTCACAACAAATGTAAGCTACAGATTTAGGATTAGGGTGATTTAAGGCTAGATTCCGCAAACTGGTAGTTTTACCAGTTGCGGTTAAGCCTGCGATTAAGATGTGATATGCAGACATTAAATTTCCTTGTATCTATTTTTGATTGAAGTAAACACCGTTGATTGAATCTCAGATTCATCCAATGGGTTGTCTATTTTATCATTTAATTGATATAACTTCTCTAGAATTTCATCTGGTGTAAAGCCATTGTCTAATAGCATAAAGCCATATTTAGCAAAGGTATTATTACGTGAACCATCTTGCATTCTAGAAGCGAACCATCTCTCTAGAGCAGTTAAGTTTTGCAGAGATACCTGAGCTTTGCGGTATTCTGATTCTCGACTGGTTCTAGGAATAAATGGTAATACATCAAATAGCTGACCTGAGTTTTTATAGATAGTAGTACCGGCTGTACAAGCCCATTTACGACTACGTTGGAATGTACCTTCATCTAGTTCAAATGGACACCATTGAGCAACGTTTTCCATGAATTGTTTAAATTCATCTGCATCTAGTTTAAGTACATAATTAGTCGGTAAAATAATACGGAATCTATCTTTTGTTTCACCATTTTCATCTGGGACTTGATGACGTTTAGTAGTATGAATAATATATTCATAATCACTTAATAGATTTTGTACTGCTTGTAGGCTAATACCTCCATCTACATCAAGAACTACACAGTTAAAACCTTCTTCCATATCTTTTTCTGAACGATGACCATTTTTAGTGTGATGGTTCGTCCAGTTAAAACCGCCTTCAGGAAGTAAAGTATCGAAATCGTTTTCCCAATCAATTTCAACATTTTCATATCTTTCTGCATAATCATCTGAATAAGCACAAATGATTCGAGATAGGTCTGTTTCTTTTAAGCTTTCACCTGTAAATAGTTCTACACCATCTCTGAATGTCTTCTTGATAAGGATATTGTTCTTATATCCATAAGCAATAGCCATATTCATAAGTTCATTCTTGGCTGAAACAGAACCTTTATAGAATGGTAAGTTAGTAGTTAAATCTACTTGAGTAACCTCTTTACCATCTAATGAACCAATGAATTTAGCAAGACGTTCGTATGGTTTTTCACGCTCTAACATTTGACGAAGTGATTCACCACTGTCTTCTGCAAAACGAATAGCTTGATGTAAATCATCAATAGACATATCTAAACTTCCACGAAGGAAAGTATAGGCTGCTGCAAGTTTAAGAGCTTTAAAGTATCTATGTGCCAATTCAGCTCTATAAACATCTTTATGTTCAGGGATATCCTGAGCACGATTCTCACAATCAATACGGTAACGTAACAATTCGATTGCGACATTCTCTGGTACGGTTACTACTGAACCAATTAAACCAGCTTGACATAAGCGTACCAGTTGACCAGAAATACGTTTAATTTCTGCGTCTTGGTTCACTGCTGTTAAGCGTTGGTATAACTCTTCAGGTGTAAATTCAGTAATCGTACTAGATTTAGTAGATGATGCGAAGAAGCTACGTCTAGCGTAACCTGCTTCTAATAGTTCAAAGAATTTTTCTTCGACTGCACCGCCATCTAATAATTTGGATGGAGTACCAAACATTAATAAGTTTGTTGGAGTTTTTCCTACAAGCTCTTGATAGCGTGTAGAAGTCTCCGTATTCTTAGTAAGCTTGTCTTTAATAAGACCTTTATCATATAGCTCTAAGAATGCAATTAATGGCTCATAGTTTTTATCTAAGTTAAAGCCAATTTCATCAATGAGTAGATTTACACATCCGGCTTTAGCCAGAATAAGTTTATTTCTAAACTGTTTAATAGCTGGTGTAGTAGCCTCACTAAATGAAAATTTAAATGCACCATAGGATTTAAACTCTTTATTGAGTTTCTCTTCAGCTTCTGTCTGAGAGATTCCTAAATATTGGGCACGTTTAATAGCTTCTAAATCTAATCTACTTTGAGCAAATTTAGGGAATACTTCGTACATGAAATGTTCACGGAATTCACCTAGAATTTGTTCTTCTAATAGGTTAGTAGAAAAACCTTTACCAGAGCCAGAATTAGCTACGGAAATAGCAAACATATTAATAGGTACTTCACCAGTAATGGGAGTATCTACTTTAATATCAAGCATTGAAGGAACTAAAGAGAGAAAGTAATTAGCCTGCAATCGGAAGAATGTAGGATTACTATTCTGAGTCTTGGTTCTAAGGATTTCTACAATGCTTTCTACTAAAGGATTATATGTAAAACTTGAATAATCCATAATTTCCTCTGTTGAAAGGTAGATGGGGATTTAAGCAATCCCCAAGCTTTTGGTATGAGAAGTAGTCATCATTTGAGCAACTTCATTTGGGTTACAGTACGGACACATAAATGGGTCAGGTTTAAACTCAATAACATCACCTTGATATCCGTTCTTGGCTCTAAATGCTAGAGCTTCGTTCATTGTATCAAAGTTTTTAGTAGCACGCTTACCTTCTGCATACCCTGTTTTAAAGTATTTGAATGTACTTGGTTTAGAGAATAATTCTTTCTCCGAACAACAAGGAATTTGCTCTAAAGGCATGTGCCAGTATTTATTCAGTTGTTTGAGTTTGTTTCTGAGCCAAGCTTCAGTATCGGCTAAAGACCATAACTTATATTGCTTATAAAAGCATTTTGCTGGTGGATAATTTGGATTAGTCATCGAATCCAATTTACGCCAATCAGTAAAGATAAAATTAATCGTAATAGTATCTTTTGTAATAAGGTCTGGATTAAGCCAATGATAAATACTACCTTGCATGATGTACTTTTCATCATTGCAGCCACTTGTCCATGAGTAGGTACTGGTGGTCTTAAGGTCATGTAATTCTCCATCTACAATAATGTCGAATTGACCAGATACAGTAAAGCCTTCTAGTTCTCTATAACCACGTTGTTCGAGGTATACAGGGATTTGGTCTGGTTCTACTATTTCTGGGTTAATAACAACTTTATCAATCGTATTTTGATGGATACCGAGTTCCTTCATCGCTTCAGCATAATTGTTTGTCCAAGCATATTCTAAAGAACTATGCATTGCTGTACCCATTCGAGAAGCAATTCTCTCTTGGATATCTGGAATAACAATTTCTGTTGTTGGTTCAGGTCTGAGATGTTCTGGAAATTCATTCGGATACATTGCTCTTCTTGAACCAATAATATAGCGAAGGGATTTCAGTAAGGTAGTAGTACTGATTTCATTTGCGTATTTAGCATACTGATATTCATCAGTAGCTAACCATACTGCTAAAGGTAACGGCAGATTAGTCTGATTTTGTAACATCTGACTCACCTTTGTTAAGATTAAGGTAATTGATAATCTCTCTACGTTCCCATTCTAAGCCTGAGATACGTTTTTCAAGATTAGCAATTTCATTTTCAACCTGCTCTTTACGTTTGAGTAGTTGCTTGTCTGTTGGTTTACCCATTGGAAATTTTTAATCCTCCAAGTGTTCTTGTACTGTTTCAATTAAGCAATTTTCATCGCACTCTTCTGGTAAAGTAATAGGTGTAGCCCAAGATGGATAGAATAAATCTAACTGACCTGATAGATGAACATCATCATCAGCAATTACAGGATGTTCTTGCCATTTAGCAGCTTGAACACATAATTTATTCAATATTTCAATTAAGGCTATATCATTTTTAACTAAATAATATCCACAATCGTGTACTTTACCCACAGGTAAAATACTTGTAGTTAAGCCAAGTTCATCAACTTTAGTCATGACTTCGTTTAAAGCTCTATCATTTAGTAAACCCCAACTTTGACCTAATGCATTACCTGCGGTTCTTCCTTCTGATGCAGCTAATGATGAATCTGGTTTAGCTTTAAGTATCGGAGTACGAACTTTTAAGCCAAAAGCGACTTCAACATAACCATTAACTTTAGCTAATTCTAAATGTTCGTTAGTCCATTCAATAGTTTTAGCATAAAGTTCACAATAACCTTCATAAATGCTTTTTGCTTCTTCAGGCGTAAAACCTAAGTTAGCTTCTAAGCCTTTATTTGTTCCACCATATTGTAATAAAAAACCACAAGGTTTTGCTTTTTGCCTAATATCTTTGTGAAGATGCTGAATACTGTTGATAATCTCAACTTGTTCTTCTTTAGAAGAAGCTTGTGAGTGTTTAGCAACTATATCGGGTATATATTTTTTAAGCATAGCAAAAGCATTCATACAATGGCTATCATAGCCTTCGATATATACTGCTTTTCTAGCTGGGTCTTTAGTTGTAACAGCAGCTATTCTTGCTTCGAGTGCGTTAAAATCAATGCCACAAAATATCCACTCATCAGAAGTTTTAAAGCATTTTTTGATTGGTTTAGCGAATCTAGAACCAGTAGCAGGCAAGTTCTGGAGATTGGGCTGTGAACTAGAAAGTCTACCAGATACAGTACCGCATAAGTTATAATAACCTAATAGATGAGCATTTCCGTTTTTATCTACATGAGCCCCTTCGAATGTAGGGATAAATGTTGTTAGCATTTTTTCTACATCTGAAAGCTCCATAAGAGATGTAAGAATATCTTTATATTCTTGGTTCTCTGTATGGTTCATAAGCTTTTCCATTGTACCTTTAGAAGTACTGGGTTGCTTGGATTCCGTAAAATCTACGATAGGTAATTGCATTATATCGTAGAGAAGTACCATAAGATGCTTTCCACTGCTAAAGTTGAAAGGTTGTAAGTTTTCTTCAACAGTAGTTTGTTTCTTCTTGAGTTTAGCGTTACGCTGTAACGTTAAATGTTCTGCAATTTGGTATTCTGCATTTCGAATAGCCTGTCTAGAAGTAAGATATTCTAGAAGTCTTTTCTGTTCATCAAGAAGGTCAGCTTTAAGTTTTGTAACTTCTTGTAGGTCTATTGGAAGACCATTAAGCTGACAACGCATATTGTCTTTAAGGTATGGTAAAAAGTGCTCTTTATAGAGTTGTTCTTGTTCATCTTCTACCATCTTAGGATAGTAGGTTTCATAAACATACCAAGTAGATAAACAGTCAATAAGGTTATACGTCATTAACTTTTGTAAATCTACTTTAGTCACATCTGAGACATCTACTGCCCAATTACCGGCAAACGGTTGTGCTAACTCTTTTAAACCAAGAGTATTCCCAGCACAAGAGTTGGTAGCCAAATAAGTAATAAGCAGAGTGTCATCAAGATTTCTACAAAGTCTATTAAGACCTCTAACTTGGTTCTCAACATCAGTAATATCCTCTTTTTGAAATAATGTGTAATTTATAACAGGAATATCGTAGTTTGCTTTATGTACGATAAGCTTACCATTATACGTTTCAAAGAATTCCAATAGAAGATTACGAACTGTTTCTCTTTGCTCAGGAATAGCATCTACTGGAAAACATATTCCATGATGCTTATCCCAAGCGAAACCAATCGTATAAATACCAGCTTCTGTTACTTTAAGGGATTTGGCTTCGATATCACATGTAAGAGCTGGATATTCTTTAAGTTTATCTAGCCATGCTGCAATACCTTCTACTGTTGTAGGGTATGCTGCAAAATGTACTATATCTGAGCCAATCTCAGAGTAATTGCCATTAATATCTGCAGAAAGGGCAGATAGGCACTGGTCTATTTGTTGGTTAGCTTTATCAGGATTGAAAAATACAGCTTGTGAGGAAGGTAAGTATAGAACTTTATTTCCATAATCTGTATCAAAGATAAGTCCAATGTTACTCTCAGCTTTAGTCTGCTTTGAGATTACTTTAAAGTATTCTGGTTCAGACACTAGTATATAGTCAAAATCACTAATAACTGGTTCTACCTCTTTAAGCCAATCTTTCTGAGTAGCTCTTGGTACTTTCTTCATACCGTTGGGATGATATACCGGCATAAGCTCTATATCTACATTTGTACCTAAATGCTGTTTTATTGCCTTCTGGTATGTAGATTTAAACTCACGGTCAGTAAGTCTCCCTTTATACATTAATAAAACTTTTTTCATACATACTCCATAAAAGGGGGTACATTGTACCCCTATTTTAGAAGTTTGTTAAAAGCTCTAATGCATAATATTTTTCCATAAGCTCAAAGACTTCTTGGTCTTTAAGCTCATTTAATAATTTATCTTCATCTTCTTTATTAGCAAAGAGATTATGATATTTGAATTCACCTGCTTGAAGCTGCTTGATTTCGTCATCATCTAAGCCAGATTTAGATAACAAGTTAGAATCTTGTTTTACAAAATCAGGAAGAATATCTAACAAGATTTGTGTGGCTTGTTGGTTTGTTGCACCAGTTAATACTAGAATTGCTCGCATAGTAGTAGCTTTAAAGTATTTTAAGATTTTTGCACTTTCAGTAGTGTAAGTGTGGTGAAGTTCGAATAATTCTTTTGCAGTCTGTAAGTCTTCATCACTTAATAATTCTACTTCTGCAAAGTCTTGCTTATAGTTACCGTTTGCATAACGTGGTGATTCAGAATGTGGCAAGAAGAATTCAGGATGATTTAATGGTTTACCATTTGTACCAAGTTTATCTAAGAATGCATCTACATTCTTTTGTAGTTTATCTACAGTTGATTGGTTCAAATGTTTTGCTAAATTCATAATGATGTTGAAAATATTGGTCATGATTCTAATTCCTCGCTAGTAATATGAATTAATTTACCAAAGTTTACATGTGCATCTGGATGGTCAATACAAATCCAGATAGTTTCAAATGGGGTTTTCTTTTTGCGTTTATCACAATATAAATCAGAGAATACGATTAAGAATTCTGGTTGATTCTCTGGTTTCATATAATGGTCAAATACAGGGTCTAAATCTGTACCGCCATCAATATTCATCTTAACTTCATCAAAGTCATCATTAGACTCAATCTTAAAGATATCTACAATTTCATGGTTAAAAGAAACCACATCCATTGTTTCTGGGTCTAATTGGTTTTTAATGACCTTCATTTCATTTAAGAAAGCTTTAATCTGAGCTTTTGTAACCGAACCAGATACGTCAAACGCTACAGCTACTTTTGAGATTTTATTCTCTGACTTATAGTCAGGTAAGAATAAATCATATTGTAAATACCGTCTGTTAAAGTTAGACCAGTCTTGTTCACCTTGAACAAAGTCATCAAGAAATTCTTGTAGGATTTCAATCCAACTGAGTTTACCTTCTTTGATGTCTTTAAATAACTGTTCAAATACAGAACCAGAATTACCATGTGTCATACCATGCCCATTTGTCAGCTCTTCTGAAGCATTAGCTTTCATGATGTTCTGTTGCATACGGTTAATCTGGTTATTGTTACTAGAACCCCCATTACCACTATCAGGTGGTAAGTCGTTACCTAAAGGGTCATTATTGTTTTGGTTCTGGTCTTGGTCTTGATTATTGTTATTTTTCTGCTCATGTTCCATAAGATTATAAACATGCTCAGTACTCATATTACGATATTTAGAATCGCATTCTACTCCCATAGGAAGTTCAAATCCGCCTTGTTCTAACAAGTTGTTTACTACTTGGTCTGCAGCTTTTTGATAGAGTTGGGGATTACGATACCCTCTGCGTACATCATGCATAAGGGCATAGTGATAAACTTCATGAGCAAGTACTGATGCTTGTTGTTCGTGTGTCATACCACAGAAGAAATCAGGATTGATTTTAATACTGTGGTTCATGGAATCGAGCATAACAGACTTCACTTCACGTGAAGGTTCAAAAGCTAGGTCATATAATAATGAACCAATGAAAGCATTATGTGGTTTATTAATAAGACGTAACTTCGCTTCTTTGAAGTCATCTAAGCAGTTTTGCTCAGTAAATTCATATTCTTTTTCTTGGTTCATACTAATGCCTATGGTTGGTTATTTAATTTATGACGAATAGCACCTAATGAGTTAAGTACTTTTTTGTTTGTCGCTAATTGTGGATAACGACCTAGAATCATACGATATGCTAAGACCATTAAGTCTTTTTCATCAATACGTTCTAAATAGTCTACAACAGCGTCTACATTAAGTTTATTCACTTTATCTGCTAAGAATGCACCTAAAGCATATTTAGCACCATTTTCGCTTGGTAATGGGGCATTTAATGGGTCTTTTTCGATTTGAGCTAAACTTGGTAAACTATTCATGATTTGTAAGAAACCATTGAATTCTGCAGCAGCAGATTCACCAATAGTACCTGCAATAGCTGGAATATAAATATCTTGACCTAAGTCTAATAAGCCAGCTTGTAATTCTTTAGATAAGAATTCCCATGTACGTCCACAAGCATAAGTTTCAACTTCTTTTTTAGGGTCAAAGTTGTTAATAAGTTCTGGGCGGAAGTTTAAAAATGCTGCTACACGTGGGTCCCATTCACCACGTACTACACCGTCTTCTACGAATTGTAAAAATTCTTTTTTATTGATTTCTACATTAATCCACGTCATACGTGATTTTAATGCTGAAGACATTTTGGTAGCTACTGCATTATCAGATAATTTGTTACCGGCTAATACAATACGGGTTTCTGGATGAAGTTTATAAGTATGAACCATACGGTCTAATACGATACGGTATAAAGCACCTTGTACGTATTTATCCGCTTGGTTCGCTTCATCGAAGAAGATACAGAAGCCTTTATAACCTTGCGGAATTTCACAACCTTCTAATGGGAAGGTATCAAATGGAATGTATGTACTGAATGCACCCATTTCACCATTGCTATTAGGCATTTCCATAACTTTAGGCAAACCGAGTAAGTCCATTGGTAACATTTGTGATAGACGAACGTCAATCATATATAAGCCTTCTTCTTCGCAGATTGTACGAACAGTATGAGACTTAGCAGTAGAAGGTGAACCCATGATAAAACATGGTACGTTTGCTTTTAAAGATACACGTAAACGTTCTTTAACTTGGTTTGGGGATAATGTTAATGTAGTCATAATGAATTTTTTCCTGTTTGTTGAAAAGTTTGTTAAAAATAAAAAGCCCATTCGGGCTTTTTTGATTATTTGCTTAAATGTTTTTATTAACGGACATCAATGTTAGGGATGATTGTTGATGGTTTAAATGTAACTCTATAAAAGTTTTTACTTACTTTATTTGGTTCAATTTGTTCTACGAATGCTGTTACGTTATCTGATAAAACTAATGTATGACGTTTGTAATTTCCATTACCTACATCGCAAATAACGTTAAATGCAGTGTTGTTCTGATTTAAATCAATAGAGCAACGTCCTTCAATCTCTAACATGTATGTATCTGTAATACCGTTATAGAACACAATACGTCTATTAACTTCAAAGTTATCTGCTGCTTTAATTAAGTTACGTGTAGCAACTTCGGAATCATCACAAGCAGTCAAGCTTAATGCTATTAACCCAGCAGCTAAAAATGAATATAGTTTTTTCATGAAATCTCTTATGTTAAATATTTTAAGTTTTAAGGGCTCGTTAGAGCCCTATGCTGTGAATGGATATTTGATTGCAGGATGGTGTTTATAATCTTGAAGTTCGAAGTAATCTTCAAAGTTATCTTTATCCAATAAAATCATAAGTGCATCCATATCAAAATCATCTTTAATGATAAGTTTTGGTGGAGTGTATATAGGTCTTTCTAGCTGAATTGGTACTAATGGAATTTGGTTTCCATAAATATGTGCATTAGTAATATTCCATGTTACTGTACCTACTTTTAAACCAGCAAGTTTTGCAGTAATGTTTAATAAGAACCAACACTGTACTAAGTTAAATGCACCGCCGAGTACAATGTCTAAGGACCTTTGAGTGCTACTCAAATGTAGAGTATCATCTAATACACTAAATTGATGTGAATACATACAAGGTCTTAAGCATCCAATATGAAAGATATGTGGATTCCAGAAATTCCAGATAATCCCACGGTCATTTGGTGTAGTTTTGATTTGTTCAATGATTTTTCTATAAGGTACATTTACTGCTAAAGCACTTGCACCGTAAATAGTTCCGGCATCATAATCACTTTGTTTATATTGGCTATCCCATGCTGCTACATTGGCATCCCAAGTGTGAACACCTAGTTTATGGAAATCACGTAAGTCTTTATAAGCACGAATATAAGCTACCATTTCACCGATAGCTTGTTTCCAATACATCTTACGAGTAGTAAGCAGTGGAAATTCATTACCATCGAATTGAATTCTTTGGTTCAGAATAGTACGACAGATTGAACCAGTACGTTCATTAACAATGTCTGTACCATTTTCATAGCAATCTTCTAACATTGCTATATATTGTTGTTCTGCTGTTTTCATTCTACTAAACCTAATAAACAGTTATACTTGTTCTGTAATACAGTTAAAGCACTTTCTTTATCTGCAAATTGCTTTTCAAATACTAGATTATCTTCATCTTCTTCATCATCAAGTGTAGATACGATAACAAACCATTTAGTACTTTGAGCATCAGATTTTTCAACTAATTTTACTGACATAACTTCATTAAAAATAAAGCGTCTAAGGGTAAGTTCTTCCATTAGTATCCCTAACTTTCAATAAAATGGATAAGTGGTGGAATTAGCATAGCTAATGCTGTTCCAAGAAGAACAGTAGTAATAACTACTGCAATAAATAATTGTTTATGGCTCATAATTATTCTCCATAATTAATGGTTGCTTGCATGAGTTTTTCAGTTTCTTCCCATGTACGTTCTTCAGGTGATTCTTGTGCAATTAAATCAATAATAGTCATAGATACTCCTCTGGTAACTCTGGTAATGGCATCCAATGAGTTACTTTCATAGGTAACTGCCATTTATCATCTACTGTAAAATTTTGAAGGATAACTTTTTTAGGTCCTACTGCAAGTACCATTTCGCTATGTCCATCATCATCTAATTCAGGCATACGCTCTGTACATTTAATCCATTGGCTCATATTACCATCCTGAGATTTCTATAGTAGGGGTAACAAAGTTATTACAGTATTCTACTTTGTATCCTGCTTCTTCTAATAAATCAATCCAACGACTGTCTTTAAAAGAGATGTCATGTTCGATGACTTCATCTTCGTCAATGAAAATAAAACCTTTGTTTAAACTATTAAGAATTTTGTTTTCAATGTAAGTTAAAAGCTTTTTGTAATTTTCATTACGAAGTTCTCTTACTTCTTTACAAGGTTTCATACAGTTTCCTTAAAAATAAAAAGGCTCTCGTTAGAGAGCCTGTATGGTTAATGAATTAAAATAATTCACGGAATTCAGTTGCACCGCCTACATGCTTACCGTCTACAAAGATTTGCGGAACAGTATCAATCTTTTTACCTAAACGTTGTTCTACTTCTTCACGAGCGTCTAGGTCTTGAGTTACATCTTTAAAGGTATAGTCTAGACCTTTTTCAATACATAACTGTTTAGAACGTTGGCATGGCTGACACCATGATGCACCATAGATTTCTACTTTCATTTGGATTCTCCCTTAAGTTGAGAAATTTCAGCTTCAAGTTTTTTAATTTTAGCTTTGGTTTCTATTTCAGTAATAATAGCTTCAATTAAACAATAGATTACACAAATAACTAGCATAATAATACTTATCATAGTTAAATCTCTATGTTTAATCATTCCGATAAACATACCTAATCCTAATGGTGCAAAACTTAGAATACAGGCTAAAATAAATTTACCCCATTTTGTCATTTTTCACCTACAAATTTTTTCAATTCTGGTTTGAAGTAATTAGGTCCTTTTAGGATTTTACCGTTTGAGTCGATAATAGGATTACCACTTTCATCAAATTTAGACCAATTACTCTTATTCACTTCAGTAAGAGCTCCATCGAAGTTCATACCTGCATATTGAGCTACACCTGCTGTAGTTACTACTTGGTCACATAAAGCGTCTAATAGAGCTACTTTATCTGCACGTTTCCATAATAGTTCACATTCTGCAGCAGTAAGAGATAAGAGTTTCTCTTTGTACTCAATAAGAGCATCTGCTGTCTTTTGATTGCCTAATGCTTCACACATTTCAGCTACTTCTTCAAAGTGATAAGCAGTTTGTTGGATAATGTTTTGAATTGTTGGTTCAGGTTTAGCTTTCTTGAACCAATCAGTAATACTTGCTACTGATACAGATTTATCATTTAAATCACGACATTCTGTACCAAACGGTACAAAGTTATCTTTGCATAAAAGAGTTTCAGGTAGTACACGTGAAGCTTCTGGTTCAGTATAGATTTTATCCCACATCTGTGAGTATTCTTGTACTAAACGGTCTTGAATTTCGTTACGGTTCATTTGAGTGAAAGGCATTACTTTACCGTAAAGAGTAGTACCTTTTTTGAATGTTACAAAGTGTCTCATAGAGAGTCCTTATGAATATAGTGAGCAATAGTACAGTCATGTTCTTTGTTATCCATATAGTTATATCCTCTAAAGAATTTAGAAGATTTTTTGATATGGTTTTCTAAGGATAACTTAAACGTAATAAGATAGCCATCTGAGTAATCGGAATAGTACATATAATTATGGACATATGTAATGATATATTCATCTACTTGATGATTCTTAATAAGTTCTTCTAAAATGGTAGCTCCGCCAATAAAGAATACTTGTTCAGCACCTTTAAAATAAGTAATCACTTCTTCAATAGAATGAAATACTTTAGCACCTTCAGCTTTAAAGTCTGGGTTACGACTAATTACTACATTGATTCTATCAGGAAGTGGTTTACTTCCAATAGCTTCCCATGTATTTCTACCCATGACGATAATCTGATGTTTAGTAAGCTTTTTAAAATTGATTAAGTCTTCTTTAAACATATAAGGCTGCACGAATGTACCATCTGGTTTACGATAACCAATTCCTAATATATTATTTGAAATAGAATGGTTAGGTGCGTAAGCACCTACTAAAATTACCTTAATCTTCATCAATAAACTCCAAGTCTAATTCATTAAACTTAATCGTTTGAAGAACATTAAGCCATGCATCGCTTGTATGGTAATCTACTTCTTTACAATTACAATCTATTTCAAAGTTTGTACCAATACGGTTCAATACTTTGTGTTGGTGGATGGTATCTAAAATAAGTGGTACATCACATTCTTTTTGTGGACGAGCCATATAAAAAGGACAAAGCTTTTGAAGTTTAGGTGATTCTTCAAACATCTGTTTGCATACTTGAATTGCTAATCCAGATAAATCATCAATAACACATTCTTCTGTTGAACCAAAGGAAACAAAGTTAATGTAATGCTTACCGGATTGGTCTCTACAAATGACTCCACATACGATATCCCACTTACAACGAGTATTTTCAAAGTGCCATGCTAACTGAGGTGAAATCTTAGCTGGTAAATTTTTATAGAATACTGTGTTACAAGTGTTGTTTTGGTCTGCCATTACCAGCGTAATAGTGTAATTAGACATAATATCTTGTGTAGTTTTGATAGCACGCATTTTAGCTTTATTAGCTTTGGCTCCGTTATTATGCTTACTTTGTTTTAATACATAGTTCATAGTGTTACCTTATTAAAGAATCGTACAGCTACTTCGAATGTATCAAATGATTTTGATGCAGTTTTAGCAAACCAACCTTTACGTTCTTGGTGAACAGCATAATTACGTTTTCCGTCAGCATAGTAAACAGTAAGTTTGGTTTCTTTTTCAGAAAACCAACCTTTCTCATAATGCTCTAATAGCACGTATTCCTGCTTAGCAGACGCTATAAATGGATTTAATGGTGCAGTAGTACCATTATAAGGAATAAACTCTTTAAGTTCGTCTACGAGCGATTTAATGCGTTTTTTAAGGGTTTCGTTTTCTTCTTGTAGTTTAAGAAGTTCACGTTGAAGTACTTCTGGGTCTTGCAGTTGTTTTTCTACCCATTCGTCTAAGTTTTCAGGAATTTTCAAGATATCCTCCAACTGGTCGGACCAGTTAAAAAGTTGTTTACAAGGGGTCTTGACAAACTATAATAAAGATTCTTTTCTTTTACTCTTTTCTTTTCTACAATCAAATAATGGAAGAATTATAAGATTCCTGAAGTTAAGGTAAATAGACTATAACCATTTACTGTTACAGGGTCTGAACCAATAAGAATGTCTTGGGTATCATAGTTTACAGTAATATTCTGGTTTAATGAAAGAGTACTAATATCTTTATCACCTACTTTAATATCTTTATAAGATAAGATAGGTAGTTCATCATAACAATAAGCTAGTACATCACTTACTGTATCATTGTTAGTAAAAATACATTTAAGGTTTTTCATAAATTCCTCATGGGGATAATAAGATGTAGGGATACCATCATTGATATCCTGTAAATAACTTTCGAAAATCATGTACTCTTTGAGCCAATAATCTTCACGTTCAGTTCCTCTCGCTTCTTTTAAGCGATTACGAAGAAATGTGTCATATTTGTCTAACATTAGAATTCTCCGTAGTATGTAGTGATATGTTTTAGACGTGGTTCAAAATCTTCTTCAGAAGGCTCTATAGAGCTTTCTTCATCTTTAGAGACGTAACAGTCCACTCCAGAGTCAATAATCGCTACAGCGTCATTTGCGAGGGAATTTAGGGTATCATCAATCATAAGTGTTTGCAAAGATGTACCCATAGTAATAAGAGCTTCTACTGGTATCTCTTCGTCTGTAGAGAATGATTCTATGCTATTTGCAGTAATACATTCTACCCAGTATTTAATCTTCACTTTGTCCATATTCAACTCCAATAGTAGGACGACCATAACGGTCTTTAAAATAAGTTGGTGTAACCGGTTTATACAAGTGTTGGTATCTGTCCAAAGAAGATGGACGTAAAGCTTTTGGTAGAACTGAACCAAAGCATAAATACTCTAGCTTTTCCATTGCAGCTTCTGATATCAATTTGTAATAATAAGCTTGGTCTTTAAGTTCTAAAGCTTCATTAAATAAATCTTCATGACCTTGAGCTAATTCTTTGTTATGTTGGATAAGTTCTTTAATCTTTTCTTTGAACTCACCTTGTTTACGCAATAAGCGTAGATTTTTAGCGTTAAGTTGTTTAACTTTATAATCCAATTTAGAAGTAATACTTTGGTATTCTTTGGTTCTTTCTGAAAGAGATTTCTGAAGAATCTTAATGTTTTTCTTAAGACTTTTTATAATGACTCTTGCTCTATCCATAAGAATAGTAGATTTTTTTAACTCGTTCACAAAGATTGTGACTTCTTCTTTAGGAACATATCCTAAAAGACTGAATAATTTTTTAATCATTTAATACTCCATCGGCATAAATAATATGATATTGTTGAAAGAAGGCTTGAAGAGCACTAATAGTAGCTACTGCTATCCATCTACCACAAGAGAATGTCTTATGATAGCTATCTTTTTGGGTAAATATTTTGATAAGAATACTTTCAGTTATAGGGTTATAGTCCCATATCAATACACCTTTCCTAAATAAGGAAAAGTCTACACCAACGTAAACAGGGATAATCGGACAATGTTCTTCTAACCTTTGTAAGCGTTCCAACGGGAACGCTAATGAGTTTAACCAATGTTCAATTTTTTGTAATTGTTCTGTTGTGTGGTATTGTGCCATTTTTCCCTCAAGAGTTTGCTTTGATGTTCATATATTTCCTTAATCAATCATATGTGCATAGAGTTTCAATTCCTTTTCTACTTGCTTTAAAACAGAGTTAGTGAGTTTTACGGAATAACCAGATTTATCGGTTGCTATAATAAAAACTTTTGCATCCTTTTTAAGATTAATATCTTTTAATGCATCCATAATACTGTCCTTATGAGAAACAATATAGTAAGGTGGTTTTGATACAAAGTTACCGTATCTAGTTATTTCATATGAATGTTTAGTTGCTACAAATATTGTAGGAATTTCTAAGAAAGTACCTGTTAATAGAAATGAATCACCAAATACACTGGTAGGTAAAATTATATCTTGATAGTATTTATATCTTGGGAAAGTCTCTTTATAATACTCTGAATCATCTTCAACATTGTCACCAACATAGGATTCCCCAACAAGAATAATTAAGTCTGCATTCATTAATTCTTGGAAATTAAACTTAACAAGTTTATCCGTAGATGTACCAAAATAATTTTTAGATAGTTCGGATAATAAGCGAAAATCGTTGTAATTATGATAATTTTCTCTTTCACTAAAGTCTATATCTTTAAGATAATTGTATCGAGAGTGACTTTCTCTATTTAAAGTGTATCTGTAGATGTTCATAGTTATTTCCAATTACTTAAGGTGTTTTCTACTACGCTAATACTATTTAAAATATCTGACATTGTATCTTTTTCATCATACTCAAAGTCATTATCTAACTGTAATAAAAGTACTTTAGATTTTGAAGAGATATTGAGTTTACGAAGGGTATGTTGAAGTTCATAAGGTGAAGTAAGGATATAATAATTATCCCCTGAATAAGATTCTGCAACTTCAGCACTTATCTTATTATCAATTGAAATAAAGATAAAAGGTATTCCCATGCAATGACAGATAGCATTATAAATATCTGCATTAAAAGTTTGTGGAAATATTTTATCAAACCAATGTAATTCATCATTAGCTTTAAAAGTATTTGGGTAAAGATCACCAACGTCATCACCTACATAAGTTTTTCCTACATAGATTACTGCATCATAGTTTAAAACTTTTGGATAATGGAAAGTTGTAGCATATGAAGCAACATTTCCAAATATATACTCACATCCTTCAGCAATTATGTATTTTCCAATAACTTCATCAGCATTTATTCCGTCTGATGTAGGATATTCGTCTATACGTTTCCAGTTCCATAGTTTAAAGTCTAAAGAACTGTCTACATATAATTTAGTAATTTTCATGATATTCCTTAAAGAATTGTATAGCGTCTTTTGGATCACAATCTGAATAAGGATTACTTTCTACAGGATGAACCAATAGAATAGAAGATTCTTTTGTAAGTCCTAATTCATTTACTATTTCTGAGAAATCAGGTGTACTAATAAATACAGTAGATTTTTTATTAGTAGTATAAAAGAAGTTTTTAGACCCTATTGCATGAAAAGTAAAAACTGGTATTTGATATGATTCTACCACTAATAAGAATGGGTAAACACTTCCTGTAAACCATACACTAACACCTGTAGTACGTGGTGGTGTAGTAAATACAATAGCGTCAAATTGTTTAAGCTTACTATAATCATATTTGAGCATGTAATAAAAATGATGATTATAGTAATCAATCGAGGCTTTAATCAGATTTCTTAAATTCTTACTGAGTTTACCTTCGATAAGTCGAGTATGTTTGTAGCCATATCGTTGTAGATTAGCATCAGAGGATATTGCTGTTACTTTCATATTTTTCTAATTCCTTTAAAATGTACCGGAATGTTCTGGCTGTATAGGAATATGTAGTTGTTTCGTAATTAGCTATAAAGATAATTACTTTACTATCTTGGTTCAAATTACATTCTTTTAAACGATAAGCTATTTCATATTCTGAAATAATGTAATGGCTAGGATGAAACATAAGTTGTTCTTGGTTAGAGAATCCATTTACAGGAATAGCTAGTAATGGAATATCTAAAGCATGAGCCATAAACATAAAATTATATGCAGCCGATTCATTAACACTTAATTTTCGTGAAAATATCGAAGTGCCTGTGTGTCCCATAAATACTTTACAAAGCATAATGACTAAATCACAATCGAGGAATTCTTTGTAGTCTATATTTAATGTAGGTATACACGTTGGGGAAATTCCTTGTAAAATTTCTTCAATAAATGAATATGTCTGAGGATATCTACTATTTACTATTTTACATCCAAATCCTTCAAAATCTGTGTGTGAAGCATATTTCTTAATATTCATTAGTATTCCTTAAGAAAATTTAAAGCATAGTCTGAATCAGCATGTATATAATCACCATATTTACCTAAACTCCATAGGTTTAGTACATATACCCTAGAATCAGAAGTTAAGCCTAAACTTTTCACTGCTTTTTTCAGAGATGGTAATGATGTAGTTATCTTGAATAGATTGGTTTCATTTTCTGCATATCGTGCATAATATTTTTTCGTAGTATGAAAAATAATAGGAATATCCAGACACTCTGCAATATGTCTAAAGGGATGTCCTAGCCTAGCATTAAAGATTATCTTTCCATTTGGTTGAAGATGAACCTCTGACATAATAACAAAAGCATCATAGTTCATTAAGTCTGGGTAATCTGTAATGATAGCTATATCAACTATTGTTCCTAAATCTTTAGGAAGACTTTGATATAAAAATCTAATAAGACGAGGTGATTGAGATAAGAATTTTTTATCCATTAAAGTATAACCTTGTTTTACAACACCTTCATCAATACATTCTGCTGTTATGTTCATTTATATCCTTTTAATATTCGATAGGTTTGTTCACAAATACCTTTTTGAACACCACTAAGAAATGTAGGACATCCGTTTAACAAGAGTACTTTACTACTTTTTTTAATACCAAATTCTTTGAGTTTGGTTTCTAGATGGCTTACATCAATGATAGGCTGTTCATAATTATAAGCTTCTTCAAGAAGTCTAATATTTTCTATTAAAGAGTCTTGCCGATTACATATTACAGCAATAAAAGGTATTTCCATGAATTTTGCTATTTCGCTATAAGGATTTAAGCATTTATCTTGAATCATTAAATCATTCCCGTTATATGCAATCCTTCCTACTGAGATAATACAATCATAATTTAATATAGATTTATAACGGATTGCTCTAGGGACAATTCCCCAAGTAGTTAGTTCATTTAACCATTCTTCTGTTTTATTCAATTCACGTCTTATAAACGGAAAGAACTTTGCTCCATGCTTTTCGAAGAAACGATTATCTTCATCAAATTCATGTATAGTAATTTTCATAAAAACTCCATAAAACAAAACAGGCAAGGCACACACCTCACCTGTTTTTTCCTTTGTTCCCATTAGGGAACAAAGTGGCATAGACTAGCTATTCTTTAGATTCTTCAATAGCTTTTTCAATAATAGCTTTAATGATGTCTATCACTTCTGATTCAGCTTTTTGTTTCGCTGCTTTTAAGTTTTTAACTTCAGTACCGATGTCTGTTAGGAATTTTTCTGACAATTCAGATAATTCTTGGTATGTACCAAATCTAGTATAGTTTCCACTATATATACCATGCCACATTGATACCATCCAGCTTAACAAATGTTTTGAAGCTCCATGTAGGATTCCTAATGCAATCCGGTATTCATCAACAGTATATCGTTCAGGTAACACTGTTTGGACATATTCAGATAATGCTTCACGTAATTCACGCATAAGGTCATCTAATGATAACAATGTTGTTACTTGGATTAATGATAATGCAAAGTATGGTGGAACATCATCTAACAATGTTAGAGTTTTTTCTGCTACTTGAATTTCTGCATCGGTGTACCATTCACGGAATCGTACAGCTTCAATATTAGTACTATCAGTTTTTTGGATTAATTTACCAAAAAGTGTGAGTTGAACTGGTGTTTCTTCAGCAGTAGGAATAACTTGTTCAGCAAAGTTTTCAATGTTGATATCAGTCATTTGTTCCATGAGATGAATACCTGATTTAAGCTTTTCTTGTTTAGCAAGTGAGCCAAAGTAATGAGCAATATCTAATGCTGCATGGCATACAATATCACGTACTGCTTGGAAGTTACCTTCGTTAATAGCTTGTTTAACTTCATCATTCTTATCAAACATAATTTGATAGAATTTAGAAACTCCTTTTTGTTCTGGTTCAGCAGAAGATAAGAATTCTAATTCTGCTCTTTCAGAAGGTGTATGGTGTTGTTTAGATTTTAATTGCTCTAAACGTGCAATTTGTTCTTGTGTAAGAATCATGATTAATTTTCCTATTAATAGTTAATTGATGCTATTTCTAGCTGTTATCTTCATCTATTAGTGAATAATGAGTTAATCCTAGTAGTTTCAGAATTTTTTCTAGTGCAGTGAGTTTGTCTGCACTTGCACCGACATAAGCAGTTCCATTTATTTCATAAGCATGAACTTCTCTGTCTGTACCTTCATTTGTTCTAATAAGTCTGATACCAATGTATCTGACCTTTGGAACAGGTCTTTTATATCCGAATACCATAATGAGTCCTAAAAAAAAAGCGTCCCATTAGGGACGCTGATTTATTAGTATTCAAGATATTCTGACACTTCTGATGCATGTGTCGAACTGCCTGTATTATAGTGGATAAAGTTTCCACTTTCTAAATTGAAATATAGATTAGCTTTTACTGTACCATCATCTAAGATGATTGCACATCTAGCACCGTCTTCTGGTAAATTAGAAGTGCTACCTGAGCTTAAATAATAATGCCAATCTAGTGGGTCAAAGTCTGCAAACATAATTACCTCTAGCAAATACCATATTCACTTTCACGAATAAGATTTGCAATCTTATTACGTTGAGATTGTGGAATATGGAGTTGGTGATTATTAGGAACAAGTTGTTCTGTAATGAATTCTAATACAGTAGATTGGCATAAATCTGCTAAAAGCTCTTTATACCAATAACGTGTATAATTACAGTAATTTGATTTTGTATAAAAGCAATCATGTACTGTAAGAAGTTCAAAACAGCCTTGTTTATGAAGTTTATTAAGTACTTCAGAAAGTTTTTCACGATGTTTTTTAGAGAGTTTAAGTAACATACTTAAATCTTTAATTTCATCTGCAATACGGATAGTAAAGAATCCAGTAGTTTCATAATAATAAAGTAAGTCACCAAATGTGCCTAGTTTATCCATTTCTTCTACTGGAATTGCTTCTTTACTGCCTGCTTCCATAGCTGGAGTAATTGTATTTAATAAGAAAAGCAAATAATCGTAGTGACCTTTATCAAAGTTAGCTCTACGTTGCATTTCTCTGCAAATCATACCGTCAATGGCATGAGTCGCGTTCCTTTGTGTTTAGCTAATATCGTTACTATTAGCCCTTCTTTCTCTTTCTAATCTTATTAAGCGTAGAATAGATGAATTAGATTTTAATCCATACATTCTAGCTAATATAGATGAAAGAAGCACTATATTTCTATAGTGAGCAGACTATATCTTCATCTCTGGTTAGAGAGTAGGGCGTTTCCAATCCACTTGAATTGTACAATCTTCATCAACTGGTCTAGTTGGTCTGATTTAGTCGTTGAACCTTCAAAGAGTTCCCACTCTAAGCTTGGCTGCTGATTACCATATACTTTCGTACTTAGGCTTCCCAGCAATTAACCCTATTTTATTCATATATCACTATATGAAGTGCCTAGCGTTTAAGCACAATTACTTACAGAATGTTTTGATTTACCTTCTTCTTTAACTTTAAATTCAATATCATGTCCAGCAATTTGAGCTAGGTATGTATTTTGAACTAAATTAGGAAGTACTACATCAAATGCATCTGGAAGACTAAACATATGTTTAGTAACTTCTGGATTCCAAGAATCACACCATAAATTTCTTAATGAAAATGCACCTGTACAAATGTTTTTATTGGCTTGGTAAAAGCACTGTAATTCTTCATCAGTATGTCCAAAATAATCTTTTGGTCTTTTATTAGAGCCATAATACATTGGCATAATAGCGTCTTTACAGTTATCTCTGGTTTTATCATTAGGTTTATTGTATAAACGTTTAAACTCTTCATATACGATTGTATATGCATCATTTCGTTTATTACCAATAAGTCCTGTAGAAGTTAATCCAGATTTACATGCTGTAAGTGCAGATAAAATTTGAATACCTGAGCAGCATGCATCTAATCCTACTTTATAACCTGAAGGGATACCATTTAAAGTATCTCTATACGCTTGTAATCCACCAAATACTAATGCAGGTGCTTCATCTGATTCATTAGCAATAGCTAACAAATCTTCATTTGAAGAGTCTTTATTAACTCTTGGTTCAATAGTTGAATTAAACCATTCGATACGCTCTTCAAATTGTTTTTTATCTAATCCAAAGTTATTGGCTACATCTATTTTAAGATAGTCTTTACCTGAATAAGTTTTCATGGGATTTCCTTGTTGTTGAAAGTAGCCAGATTTACTGGCTTAAAAGAAGTTTATTTCGTCTGTGATGAGCTCTTTGTTATAGAACTCTACACAAGCCTTTTGATAACTGTTGCCTTGTGGATTTACCCAATAGCCGATGGAATAGATACGTCCACGTTTATCATATTTATGTGTATGCCAGAATCTATTACCTTGATTTACTAGCATTGCAATAAACTTAATAGATAAACGTTCAAACTTTTCAAAAGATTCCAATTTTATTTTGTATTCTTCTGTAAGTTTGTTAGTTTCTTCATCGAATAGGTCTCTCCAACAGTTTCTGATATTTTTTACAACATCAGTATTAATGGTTAATGGGATTTGGTTATATCTATCGAGTATATCTGTAGATAAATTACCTAGATGATGGTTATTGTTCAGAATTAGGCTATCTGAACCAATAGTAAGATAGCCACTGCCTCTATTGTTTCCTTTATGGTTTACTTTTAAAGGTTCTACAATCATTGGTGGCAAAGATTTAAGCTCTTCAATACGAGAAGCTGTTTCCGGATTAACAATATAGTTTCTCCAAATCTTTTGATTACCTTTTATTGGTTCTAAGTCTATATAATCTCTTTCACAAAGTTCTAATAGAACTTCTGAAATAATTTGTTTAGACTCACTGATATTGCCTTTTTCCACTAACATTTCAATAATAGTATCGAAATACACGTGTTCTCGTTCTGCAACAATACCCATAACATCTAGTTTAATGTTTAGATATTCTTCATCGTCTTTAAACAAATCTTTAAACTCTTCTCGAAGAATTTGTCTGATTTGTCGTTTATTGTAGGTATTTTCCCATATACGTTGCGTTTCTATTTTATCGCTAAAGTCTTTATGGGAATGTTTAATAGAATCTATATGACCTAAGTCAAACATGGTTATACCTCCATTAAATTAGATTCAATAAATACTTCTTTTCCTGCAGCAGAGAAGCGGTCTAATTGTTTCATGTTATCTTTTTCTTCACCGATATATAGAACTACATCAAATGAGTCTAAATCAATGAATAAAGCACTTTGGATAACTTCTACAGAAATATCATTTTCTTCACCAATATTTTTTACTACTGGTTCTAAAGGATAATTTCCTTGTACTAACAATGAAGAAATACCTTTAAGGTCTAATTCTTCAATGATGTCTTTTAGTGCTTTAAAGATAACTTCTTCTGACGCTAATGCTCCAGTAATGAAGATTCTTGGTGCTGTTTTGTAGTCTTTATGAAACGTATTTTTTAGAGATTCTACAGAATCTTTTACTGTTTCTAATCCACAATTTGCACCGGTTAATGCTGTATCTACTAAATCTACAGAAGTATCAATTAATGCTTTTGCTAATTTTAAAGTATTCATATGTCTATCCTTTGTCTATTTTTTATAAAAAATAAAGGGGATTTTCATCCCCTGTTTATTAACCTAATAAATCGTCTAACTGAGAATCAGTTGGTAAGCTATTTTGTGAAATTTCACCTTTCACACCTGCTTTTGACAATTCAAATGTAATACGTGGTAATACTTTTGTACCAGTTTCATTTACATTTACTGAACTACCTTCGTCTAAACCTTCAAAGACTTGTTTTAATTCTGCAATAGCAGCATTACGAATGAGCTGGTGTTTTGCCCATTCTGAATCTTTGTTGATGTTACGAGATTGTTCCATGAATCTATCTAAAGATACAACAATGCTGTTATCCATCGATAGACGTACAAATGTACCATCAGCTAAGGTTACACCTAAGTTTAAGAAGAATTTGTTACCTTCTTTTTCAGTTACTTCAGGTTTTGTTTCAGGTTTACGGTATGCCATAATAATTTCTCCATTGAGTTGTTGTTGAATAAAAGTTGAGAACACTATGTCCTCACCATAACCAACCCAAACAATAAAGAATGGGATAGATATGGAATAAAGTCTGTCTATATGGAATAAAATAAAAAAGGGAATAAATCCCTTTTTATTATTGGTTCATTAAATCACTGTAATCATATTTACAGCCATGAACCTCGTATGCCTCATCAGTACCGTCACATTGCTGTGCGATACCGAGTTCATAATCAATAGCGTATGAAATGCGTTTAGGCATTTCTGCTTTTGCACCTACTGCAATAGTAGTTAATATAGCTACAATAACAAATGCTATTGTGTGTCCTAATCCAATTTTGTTAATTAAATAATTCATGTTATTCCTTAGTAACTAATGTTACATGACCTAATGGTGATGCTATTACAATCCAATCAGCATTTTCCCAATGTAATAGTAGATTTAGTACAGAATTACTAATCTGTACACTTTTACTACGTCTTTTACATTCTGTTGTATTGGTTTCTTCTTTAGTTACCTTTACTTCAGAACGATTGTTGTTTAATGCAAACGATACTGCATCTGCTGGATTAGCAAAGTTTAATACTTCACTATCAATAAGATAATTCATAGTCGTCCTCCGAGAATTTGTCTAAAAATTCATAAAGGTCAAAGTTTTCTGAGTTCATATTTCCTCCGAACGGATGTTTATTGTTAATAAAAATAGTTTAATGAAAAGCACTTATATTTGGACAGAACGAACGTTCTATAATGCGTATAAGATAGGAAGGTACGCAGGTATGAAGTGCCTTTGGTTAAACCCAACACAACCACACCAAAAACTATATAAATACACCACGTTCAGCAAGCTTACGTTTCATAACTTTTAATGTACTGATATTGTATTTATTGTATGGTGATAAATTAGTACCAAATATATTATTATAGGTACTAATTAGCCTGTAATTATCCATGTTAGTTCCTTAGACTAATATTAGGTATTTATATATAAATACTCTAGTTAGTGTATTAATGTTAATAATTAAAAAGGGGACAAACGTCCCCTTGTATTATAGACCCAATAAAGAGTCCAATTCATTTTCGGTAGGTAATGTACCGCCATTAGCAGAAGCTTTACCACGTTTACGGATACTAAAGCCTAATAATGGCAATAGTTTAGCCATTGTTGGATGCTCCATAAGCTGAGTGAAGCTTACCACTTCCCCCTCGTCCATTTGCTCTGTAATGCTATTTAAAGCATTGATAAATGAGTTACGGATTAACTGAGCTTTACCCCAGTCAGAATCAGTAGTGTTTACCGTCTTGGTTTCGCCTAGATACTTATCAAGCGAGATTGTTAAGTGATTACCACTGTTTAACGGAACAGACATTCCATTAGGAAGATTGAACTCTAAGTTTAAATAGAAGTCATTCACTTCTTTTTCAGTTGTAACAGTTTCTTGTTGTACAGATGGTTTACGATATGCCATAGTTTGTTTTCCTTTTGTTTGTTGAAAGTTATAGTAAACACCATTGTTTACCAACATAACCATACCAATACGATAGTACCCACTTAGATAGAGCTAATTAGACATACGATTTCAAAGCCCCACTTATAACATACTGATTTTATTCTAAAAAATAAGACATTTGATTTTTGCTATTTTTTATGCTACTTTTGCAAGTGCAATTTGCATTGCTTGAAAGCTTGCTTTCAGACAAGCAAATAAACACAGCAAAAGTGTAATATAAATCCTACCTATTTACATTCCATTTTATTCTATTCTTATGTACTGTTAGCCTATAAGGTAATGATATTATTTATTTTATGCATAGATTATGTAATGGTATTCAGTTTTACTGCATAATTATTCACTTTTTATTCACATAAGAGTTATTTATTTATTTATATTTGTATATAAAATTGTATGTATATACAGTGTGTTAGTGTGTACTTGTGTATAATAGTGTTATTTTGTGTACTATAAATAAAAAAGGGGATTTCTCCCCTTTATTTATTATTTATCTTTACGACTGTAAATTTCTTTAGCTTTTGCTTCAATACGATTAACTACATTGTTAATTGTTTCTTCTGATAAGCTTGTTTTAGCAACAAACTTAACAAATTCCTCTTCACGGCGAAGTTCTTCTTCTGCTAAATCTTTTAAGAAGTTATTTCTACGACTAGCACGTGCTACTTCACGGTCTAAACTAAACTCATGAATTTCATTTGATGCAAGAGATGCACCATCTGATACAGTAGAGAAGATAGAGCTGATAGTATTAGTAGTATTGCTGAATAAAGTTTTGATAGACATAATAAATCTCCATAATAATGATAATAGAACACTGCACCATGCAATGCTCAACATAACTAAACCAATATGGAATGAGCTAGCGAATGGAATCCAAAAGAGGTGTAATACAGTAGAAATTCTAATAGGGGGGGGGGATACCAGCAAAGAGGGATGCTGGTTTATATAGGTGTTCTAAACCAGATTATATATTTTTAAAAATTGACCACCTTTTTTAGAAAAATAA